AATAACGAACAACTAGCATAACTCTTCATTGGAGTTCTTACACCCGCCATAATAGGGGTTGGTAGATTAATCTTATGCTTACTAAAGTAGTTGTAAGCCTTCTTGATATAATCAAGACGATTTTCTTTATAACCTTTAAAGAATGTCATTGCGATAAGCATATAAGCAAACTGTGGGGTTTCATAAATCTGTTTGGTTACACGATTTTGAACCATATACTTATCACACAACTGTTTAATACCAGCATATGTGAAATTAAAATCACGGTCATGACGTAAAAATTCATCTAGCTTATCAAACTCTTGTTTGGTGTACCAATTTAAAATTTCTTCATCATATACCAAAGCATCAATATTTGCTTTGACGATATCATATAGTTTAGGAGGATTCTTACCACCCCAAACATTCTTACGTAACTGGTAATTCAATAAACGTGAAGCTACATATTGATAATTGGGCTTATCTTCAGAAATTAGATTTGCAGAAGCTTCAATCAACATTGCATGAATGTCTTTGGATGTCATACCATCGAAAAACGATAGATGCGCATTCATTGCAACTTCTTCAAAACTAACACTTTTTATGTCTTCGGTAGCCCATTGCAAAATCTTATTGATTTTATCTGCATTGAATTTCTCGACGTTACCATTTCTTTTCTTTATAAAAATTTCTTTATTCATATGGGTAAAAAATAACTATCTTTTGGATAGTCTATTGTGTGTTTAGATTATAACTTTTTAATAATTTTTTTATACGTTTTTTGTGCGTTACATACTATAAATTATTCTTCGTCATCGCTGTTATGTACATTCCACTTGGACTTTAGTGCTTTTTTAACTTGATTTTCTCCATCCATCATTTCATTTAGAATACTCATACCCTCACGGCTATTTTCTCCATAAATTTCAATGTGACCACAACCAGCGTTCATCTTACTTGGGAATGTCAAACCATCTGGTCCGAAACGATTCTTAATTACGTGGAATCGTGCTGTATTTGCCTGTTTATCGTTAACTTTACGACTGAGTGACATAACGAAGTCAGCAGTCATAATCTTACGATAACTATCAGCAATGTTATTAGCCTGAATGATATCTTCATCCATAGCAGCACGATTGCTCTGTGAAGCACTCCAAATAGGAACTTGTAGTTCACCAGCTACACCACGTAGTTCTTCATAAATACCACCAGCTTCACTATAACTGTTACTATTACGTTCACTCTGAGAAGGACGTAGAATATCAGCGTAGTCAACGATAATCATATCTACCTTTGTACCAAGTACAGCCAATCGTTCACAATGTGCTTTTAAACTATAAGCACTAACTGTCTTGATTGGGAAGTATTTGATCTTCAACTTGCCTGGTACATCAGCAATCTTCTGTTTTACGATATCAACGTTGTTACGAATGTTTTGGAAATCAATTCCAGTAAAACAAGCATCATAACGAAGACCCACATAGTTTTCATTCAACTCTAGAGTAAAATGAACTACATTCTTACCCTGCTTCATTGCTTCGGCACCCAACTTGGATAGTACCCAACTCTTACCACTACCAGCACAAGCTGTAATAATACCAAGTTCGCCGGCCGCCAATCCACCATCCATAATGGTATCAATTTCAGTCCAATTGGTCTTGACACAATTGCGACTCATTACACTCATACGTTTTTCAACGTCTTCAGAGTAATCGTGACCGATATTACGTTCCATACCAGCTTTCATTGCGTGGTCAACTACGTTTTTAATCTTTTCGTATTGACCAAGTGCCAATAGATCAGCACTTTCAATAATAGCGTTCTTTAGCTTTTGATTCTTACAGAATTCCAAAAACTGTTCTTTGACAAATTTCAAATCACTATCACTAACCTTTTGATATACCAATTTGAGATTGTCTACTATGCTTCGTTTTAGAAGTTCATCATTGATCTCATCCAATTTAATTTTGAATACTGTTAATGTTGGAAGATCTTTATACTCATTGAAATATTTAATACTTTCTTTTACTACCCACTTATTTGCATCACTTTCAAAGAAGTCTACTTCAATAATATCGTGAATTCGTTCAATAAATGAACGATCAGATATCAAGCACGAAATACACTTGATTTGGAAGTCACGGCCATATTTTGTTAATGAATCAATTGCTTTTTTGTTTTCCATAAGATAACTCTACTATACCACTGTTTTTTACCAACCACAACGTTTAAATAACGTTTATTTTTTATTCGATGAAACTGTTTAGTTTGCCAAAACACTCATTCAACCAAATGTGATAATTTGGGATATTATTCCACATTTTGTCTTCTGTAATCAACTTCGTAAAAGTCATTTTATCTATTTTACGAATAGGAGTCTTTATTATTTCTTCTATACGTAATTGTGTAAATGACTGAACCTGCGTATCACTCAATTGCATCAGAGAGTGATTTCTTTCTAGTAACAACTTATTATCCAATACAGTATCGTATATTTTATATTTACCTCTGTTGTTTTCAGAGTAATTATAAATTTCTTGTAATCCATATTGTTGACCGTCTGATAAAAATGGAAATGCTTTTACTACACGTTTTAAACCCACACCATCTAGTCCAGGTATGTTGTCGCTAACGTCACCTTCCATAACTCTGTATAAAACAAAGTTATTGCAAGTAATTCCATATTCATCCACTATTTCTTTACAACCAAAAATTTTCTTTTTTACAGGACTCCAGATTTTAATCTTGTCACTTGCTAGTTGAAGAAAATCTTTATCAGTAGACATAATTGTTACATTACTGTCCTTAAAAGTTTCTTTAGCTAAATAAGCAATTGTGTCGTCCGCTTCTATTTGATCAATTGCCATAACTGTTACAGGCAACGTGTCCAAATAATTTACAGTACGAATCAATTCTTTTTTGAAGTTAACAGATTCAATCTGTGATGAAGATAATTCTTCGTAATTACGGTTGAGACGAATATCAGTCTTTCTGCCGTTTTTGTAACCTGGATATATCTTTCTGCGTTTCTGACTACCACCTTTACCATCAAATACAATAATAACTCGGGTAGGAGAAAGTAATTTAATTGCATATCCAATGCTCTTCAAGAAACCAGCAATACCCCCAGTGTGTAACCCATCTTCATTGAGTGAAGGAATGGCCATAAAACTACGAATGTAAGTATTCACTACAATCCGTCAACCAAAAGGACATCACTATTAAGTGATTTTTTAAGTCCTCCGGTGACGGAATCGCTTTCTATATTTTGAAATAAAGAAAATAACTTCTTCATTTCTTTGTTGTCAAAGTTGCTCATTTAATAGTTTTTTAATGTATATATTTTTGTCTTTACATTGTTCCCAATCGTGTTGCCATATAACTTTTATTATATACCCATTCGATTCAGCAATCAACATTTTATTTTTATCTTTTTCCCATATTTTAATAACTTCATCGGACGATGTAAAAAATCTAGGATCTCTGTGCCAATAAGTACCATTAAATTCTATTAATAAATTTTTTTCTTTTACAAACACATCGTATGGCTTCCCCCCAACAACATATTCATCTTGAATTGAATATCCTTGTTCTTTTAACAATCTAATTACTTCCTGCTGTCCTTTAGATTTAAAAATTGGTTTGTGAATTCCACTTTTCCACTGATTTTTAGTAATTAACGATAATTTGTGTTTTGTTTCAGTAGTATGTCTAAAATTAGATCGTTTGGTTTTCTTTGGTTTTCTTAATTTTAACTTATGTTCTTCTGTTAATGGCTTTCCAAGTTGAGATTGAGACATTTTTTGTTTAGTGTCTTCACTGGGTTTATACCAGTCTCTACTCTTTACTCGTTTTATTTTACTCTCCATTGTTTGGCACTTTGGTAAACAATGTTTAATCATTAAATCCCTACATCTAGATTTAGCGGACTGATTATTTTTATAATATTTTTTAATACCGACAGACATTTTTTGTCTTCTTTCTGAAGAAATAAAATAACTATCTTTGTTTCTTTTTTGATGAGCAGCTTTAGACGTTCTAACAGCACTTATTTTTTTCAAATAAGTTTCACCATATTTATTATATAAATATTTTTTTATTTTTTCCCCAGTTTTGCTACCAATTTTATTCAGTTTAAATAAAGAAGTAAATCCACATATTGATTCATCTTTTATAAAGATTTGATATAATCGTTCAGATCGGTCTTCAAAAAAGAGTTTTTCCGCATTGTTATCCATACTAATAAATAGTAGGCAATGCGGAAAAACATCCTATCAACGTATTATTCTTCGTTGCCTGCAGTTTCTTCGTGTGTATCCACAACAGCATCCTCAATAATTTGACTATTGGGATCTTTGTATTTCATAATTACAGCGTCACAAATCTTCAGGTAAATTTCTTCACCCAATTGTTTGTCACTCTGCATTACACTTACAAAGTCTTTGGATTGGAACTTCCATTCGTTTCCATCGTTCTTTTTATAAGTATAATAAGCACCACCCTGTTTAATTAGATTTTGTTCTTTTAGAACTTTAATCCAACTGCCATAGTCAGCAATTCCACTATCAAAATAGATATCAAAATTGGCCTGACGTTGAGGTGGTCCCATACGATTCTTGATAACAACTGCCTTACACTCGTTTCCGATGACTTCTTCACCCTTCTTGAGTTTACCGGCATTATTCAAACGAACACGTACACTACAATGATATGCTAAAGCCTTACCACCACTTACTACGTACTTATCACCAAATGCCATAGCATTTAAATTCTGACGTAGTTGATTAGTAAATACAGTCAATACTTTCTGTTTACCAATCATAGTAGTAATCTTACGCATTGCCTTACTGATAATAATAGATTTACCCGTTGCAAATCCATCCTTACCGTGATCACTTTCCAATTCAACTTTAGTAGATGCTGCTGCTACAGAATCTACAATGATTGTAAGAATACGATCTTTGTTGCTCTTACGAACAATCGCGATCATCTTCTCCATCTGAGCAAAAATATCTTCAACGGTTTCACATTGAACATATAGTAGCTTAGACAAATCTACACCAAGACTCTTCCAGAACTCAGGCGCAGCTGCGTTTTCAGTATCAATTACTACAGCGACTCCACCCTTCTTCTGTGTATCTGCGACAACGTGTGCCGACAATAGACTCTTACCAGTACCTTCAAGTCCGTTGAATTCAACCATCTTACCAACTGGTAGACCGCCGTGTGGACGATTACTAATTGCAAGATCCAAAATAGAAGAGCCAGTACTAATCCAATCAGTAATTTCTGAAGGATTATCTTGTTCATCTAGGAAATGTGCAATTTTACCACCATCTTTATTTGCTTTGTTAAGCTCATTCGCCAACATTTCGATTAATTCGTCACGTTGACCCGATGTATCTTTTGTAACACTTTTCTTTGCCATAACGTATATAACTAGAAAGCCGGTGGGGTATAAAAACTCCACCGGCTTATTTTTATTTTTTAGGAGTTAAACAAGTCATCAAATGCTTGTTCTACACTGTCTTTACCCTTTGCTTTGGCAGCAGTTGGTGAAGCTGGTGCCTTAGCTGTAGCAGTTGCGGTTACTGCTGGTGATGTTGAAAACGGAGCTTCATCATCATCTCCACTAGGAGTAGGTTCAGCTGCAACTTCGGTTGCGGCTGATTCTGGATTCAACCACTTATCCATAACTTCCTTCAAGTCATCATAGGATAGTTCTTCAAACAAATCCAAGATGTTTACTTGTGCCTTTAGAGCATCCAAGAGTTGGGTATTCTTTGGATCTACGGCGACACTTACGTTTGGTTTAACACGAATGCTGGTTTCTGGGAAACTAGCTCCGCCTTCAGCTGTCTTGAATTCTACAACGATATCACGACCATTGGTTAGATCGGTAATATCACCGAAATCAGGATCACTGATGATTGAAAGAAGTTCTTGATAAACTTGCTTTCCAAATCCCCAGAACTTGACACCTTCTCCTTCTTCACCACGAACAATGACTGGTACGAAAGTACGCATCTTTGGTTCCATCTTACGACCCATCTGCCAATCTTCCTTTGAACCAGTCTTCTTCAGACGGTTAGCAAATTCAACGATTGGATCTGGCCGACCAAAACTATCAGGAGATAGATAAGTCTTGTTATTGATATTGTAATGAAACTTTAGTTCGATAAACGGATTCTCAGGTACGTACTTATATGGTACGATACGAACTACTTGTTTACCTGGCTTTGGTTTCCAAATCAAGTTGGATTTTTGATTTGTGTTTGAAAGGGAGTTCAAACGACTCTTTAGTTTACTTAGATCTAATGCCATAATTATTTAATGTTTAATTGTTAATTAGTTAATTACTTCAACGGATCACTCGACCCGTCATATAACCAACCTAAAATCAGTCTACACTATGTATAGATTGAAATCAAGTCTAAAATATATATCAAATTTCTTGGATAGAAAACAATTTTAATGGAACTATTTTTACACCAATTTCGTTGGTTAGTATAATACTGTTTTTATATAGTTCCCAATTTAATTGGAAGTTCTTATCAAATACACCATTGTTTTCGTCAGCAATCAACTTATTCATTGCGTTGAGTGTATATAGTGTATTTGTTTGTTTCTTACGATGAATACTTATAGTGCCTTTGTAACGATTATTACGTTCGGTTTTTTCCACATTAAACGTTAAGTACAATTCCCGAAGATTATTCTCATTTGCAAATATAAAAATCTTATTATCGATCAATGTATATTGTTGAGTTATCTCTTTAATCGTTTCAGTATAATTTATACTATTTGCAAATGTGCAAAGTAGTTGTTTTTGGGTTATCATATTTTATCAACGACTTCTTTTCCTTCTACACTAAACGTAAACGAACTACCACTACTACTATCTAAACTAAAAACAGAATATGTTGGTGTAGCAATATCATCTTTCATAACAATTCCAGCGAATAAATAAAGAGTTACCGTTAAATATCCTTCGTCAACCACCATATTGATTCGGATCTTACCCAATTTTACATCTTCGAACTCTTTTGGAATTTCTAATTTAAAATTACCTTTATATCTCAACCTTTCAATCTTTTTACCAGTGTATTTGATTAGAGGTAAACTAACGTTTTTGCCAAATACAGCTTCGGTTGAAAGAAGACTAGATAATTTTATAAATTCTTCACGTATTAAATTAGGATCTGATGTATTTACATCTTTTAATACATTGTTTAAGATTAAATCTATATACTTAAGTGACAAAACATTAGCTCTGTATTTAAAAATGGGTCTGAGTGTATATCGTTCTAAACAATCTCCAATTTTAAAATCTCCGTCAATTTGATTTATTACATATATTAGATTTTTTTTCAAATTTTCAATTTGTTGCAATTGTACCGTTTTTATTTCAATTGGAAAAAATTCAATTAGAAATTTATTGTTTGATAATTCGGAAATTTTGTTAATAAGAGTTATGTCCTCTGTACTTGATTTCAAAATGTTTTTAAATAAATTCAAATTTTTATTAATGGTCTCCGTATATTCTGTATGTTTATTATCACATTTCTTACTAGATTTTTCTGAAATAGTACCTATTTCTCTTTCAAGTTGACGCTCTAAATTTTCTAGATTTTTTAATTCCGAAGATTGTAAAATTTTTACATCCGTATTTAATTTTTTGAAAAAAAAGTTATTTATTTTTGTAGTAAATGGATTTATTGCTTTTATGAATGATTGAAAATAATTTTTAGCAATATCTGGTATACTTTTAATTTTATCTATAGCATATTTTATGCTACTTGATATTTTATCAATTATTCCTTCACTAAGTGGCACTGGTTCATCCGATGGAGTAGGTGCCAAAGATTGACCAACGTATTGTGCCAATTGAGTTAAAACTCTTCCCAATTTTCCACCACCTGCTTTTAAACTAATTAAAGCAAATTTAATATTTTTATCTTTTATTTTAGCCATCGAATCGACATCTTGTTCATCAATATTGCCATCTTTTAAAGCGTTTAATACATCTGCCTTTGTGCCACCATAAATCAAAACAATGTCTGCGGTATTTGATTTTGTTTCTTGTTCACCTTTTAAAAATTTTCTGTTATAATCATCGGCTGCTTTATAAAAACTATCTATTGATTTATGAATAAAATCAGTAGGCGTTCCTAATTCCGCTAAAGAAACTCCGTCAAATCCACCAATTTGTTTTAAATCTTTATCGACTAAATCGTATAATTTAAGATTTTCTATACGACTGGTTTCGTTTGGTATATTCTCTAATTTTTCTCTTAAATTGCCCCAAGCAGATAAAAATCCAATCGCAAAATCGTTGTAATCTTGTCCGGTTTTAGCATTTTTAAAATCAGTAATTCCGTAAGCAAACAAAATAGGTATAGTTTCAAATAATTTAGTCCGTGTATTATTATCTGCATTTTTTAAGAACTCCAACTTAACCAAAAGTTCTTTGTTTATAATGTCTTTTATTTTTTTTGATTTATCAATATATTTAGCAGGCGCAATTGCATCAGCTACAATTACGTTTTTAGAAATAGTTTCATCGTATATCTGTTCACCTATTAAATCTCCATTAGTATCAAACCATTTGAATCCTTTGTTGTAAAATCCATAACTTTTAGCTTCATCTACACTATAATTAACAAGTGGCGTTTGACCTGTTAATATAGCTTCCACTCCCCAAGCATCTTGCTTTTTCTCAGCTGGTGTTCTTTTGTCTACACCACTATCACCTTCGATATCTTTATCTAATGTTTGATCTAACGTGGCAGGTTGTTTCTTAGATGGTTCTGAATCTGTTTGTGTATCGACTCCTTGTTCACCATCAGCTTTAAAAATATTAGCTTGAGCCTTTTTGGGATTTTCAGCGAAGTGAGTGCCTTTATTAACAGCTCTATCTCTGTATTGTTTATTAGGAAATGTTACAAGTATACCATCTTTATTATATGCTTGTCGATCTGGAAATCTACCCGCTTCAAATAACCTAGCGGTCTTTTCTACTATCTCATCGATATTATATCCAGCTTTCTCTAGATATTCCTGCAATATAAAAACGTGATCTTCGTTCTTAAGATCCAATACACCGTTCTTAATACGATTGTCACAACAAATTTCGTTTACTAATGATTTAAAGTTCATCTATTATAAATATAGATATAAATATATTTACAATTGGACTAATTTCAAATCATTATAATTATTTCCCGTGTAAGTCTTTACCTTAAATCGCTTGTTTTTAAAGATCTCAATCAAATCAGTAATATCTTGTCTATCCACATCATTGTGAATATCAAACACTATCGAATCATATACATACAGAATAGGTACGATCTTTTTGTTACTAACAAACTTAATACACTTACTTAAGCTGTCAATTCCATATTCAGTTTCAGCAGCTTGAATAATATAAGCAAACAACTTGTTTTTGTTGGCATCAACTATATGTTTATTTGTTATCTTTCGTTTATATATCGGAGTTGTTATATACCCATTCTTCTCAAACTTTTTCCAATATTTATCCTTTAACTGTTCAACTTTGTGAAAATAAGGAATATCACAATATTGATTGGAAATCTGACCATATAGATTTACCATCGTTAATTTCTTTGATTTGCCAATATCATCAGCTGTTACATTGACAATGTTAAAGTAATATTTAGCTAAATGTTCATATATTGTTTCTTCTTCGGGTACTTTGTACTCCACAAGATTTGCTACAATGTAAGGATGGAATCCTGTAAAATCAATCATCATCAAATGACCGTCTTGTCCATATCGTGAAACAAAACTAGCTCTCGACCCATCATCTTTTTTAAGAGCTACATAATTGATGGTATCATATGAATTACTTGGTCTTCCCGTTGGATTGTATATGTTGTAGTTGGTATATACAAATTTATTATAAGTTTTGCTCTTGAAATATTTTGAAAAAACATCAACGTCTACTTTGATTCCGTTCTTTTCTACTTCAAACAATGTATCAGATATAACATTGTTAAAAAATTTAAAACAATAACTCTCAGTTTCCTTTGAATCCAAGTGTTTGATTTGTTCTACCTCTTTATCAAAGATCTGTTGATGTATAACATATGGTAATATCAAATTAAAGTTATTGATATTGTAGTAACTATGCTGTAGAAAATTTCTGCTAAGGTTTTCCACTTCATCCAATGTTTCATTGTTGTCTATAAACCCAAATAGATTAACATCAATTAATTTACAGTTTAACCAATACTTATATGTCTTTTTATTGTTAACGTATACCGTAATATCTTTTGATTCGATATCTAGTTTAAATTGATCAAACGAACAATCCACAGGCAAATCACCGTGGGAAAAATTTAAGTAATGTTTCTTACCATCTTTAAAATCATAAATAAAAGCTGCAATAATATCATTACAAGCATTATGATAATTATTGTGCTTTGTTACTAATTTTAGATAGATTTTAGACGAATACTCCACATCTTTAGTGTATACTGTTTACACCAAATGTCAATTGATTTATTTGTAGAACTGAGTAAGATTGGTTAGAACTTCGTTGGTTCCGTTAATCACTGTATTTATTTGTTCCACTTGCTTCTTGTTGTACTCAATTACTCCTTGTTCCAGTAGCATCTTACCATCATACTTACTGTTTAACGGACCTGTTATTTTCCATTTCAATTTGGCTTTTCTGAAAAAGTTTGAGTCTATTTTGTTGTAAACGTCGCCTGATACTTCTGTTATTTCCGAGTAGTTGATCTTGGAAACTAGATATCTTTCTATATAACCCACCTTGTAATCTTTTTCTTGTGGTTTTGGCAAAAACGTATTTGGTAAATTAATGTTAAAATTACCCAGATTTAATTTTGTTTTGGTTGCAACATCAACATCTTTTATAATCATACAGGTATTAGTTCAATGTTTTGATCTGCTACACATCTTGCCAAACATCCAACAACAGTTTCCCATTTGCCATTGCCAGCTGTAACATAATGTGTAACATCTGTTATCATAAATATCACGTTCTCAGGAATATAAGGTTTTGGAAAATTTGAAATGCCAAAGTGTTGAAACATTCTAAATCCAAATATACCATCAAATGTTACTGTCAACGAAAAGTTAGGAGAGATTCCACTATATAAAGATAAATTGTTTTCTATATCTTGATCGTCTATTATTTGTCCCAACTTGTCTTTTAAATCGGTAGATAAATTCAACTGCTTGTAATTCTTAGCGGCATCATTTGGGTTTTCACCATCTACAATATAAGCACTTGTTAATGTTAATACCTTGTCTATTGTTCCGTGCGTTTGTATTGCAGATATTAATGGGTTTTGGTCTACTGTAATTTCTTCTTGCGAAGGCACTGTATTACTTTCACCAGTGCCTGTTTCTTCTTCATTGAAAACATCCAATCTATCTATAAAACTGGTAGCAGGCACACTTGAATTCTTAGCACTCATCGATGTGTCAGAAGAATCTGGTTTGTTGATGCCCGCTTGAAATAATGTCAACGTAGCTTGTTCGCTCGTCAAAGAAGTATCTAAACTAATGTTTTTTATACAGGAATCAGTGCCACCAGCATCAAAGACATATACTTTTTTTAGACTAGGCGATTTGTCACCTAAATCAATATAATTGTTATCCAATATAGATAATCCGCCCAAATCATCTTGTGATATTTGGAATTTCCAAAATCCATTAGAAGCTTCATTAATAACATTCAATATTGCGTTTGCAAACTGTTGCCAAGTTTGGACTTCTTTATTTTCTACAATTTCCAAGACTTTGGTTTTGCTTATGTATATGTTTTTTAAATTACCATATCTAAACTTCTTGTATGTTCTTTTAATTGACTGCGATCTTGTTTTTTGAGGATCGGATAATACAAGTTCTTCACCTGTCAATACAACTTCTTTGTCATAAATAAACGGAAATGATATATTGTCACTTGGACTATTTTCACTTATACCACCAATATCATAGTACAATCTATTGATAACAGTATCTAAATTATCTCTATAAGCACCCGCTGTTTTAAATACAGTTTCGACTTTTTTAGCAGCTCTATAAAGTTCGTCGTTTACATTAGTTACCTCGACATCATATTTTGATTTTAAAAACGCATTTTGATTTGGATCACCATTTTTCAAATATCCACCAGACTTGATTTCATTTTCAACTCGACTTTGTGCAGTTGGATCCAATTTATTATTTTTTATAGTATTTAAGTAACTTTCATCTGGAAGTTTTTTGCCAATATTAAATTTAGGAGCAATTCCATTTGGTATTAATACGTGTGGGTCACAACTTATTAAATTTGGATGTGCATTTATTATCTTATCTACATTAATAGTAAATGTTTTATTTGATACGACGGAACAGAATTTGTTAGCAACTTCAAAAAGAAAATCCAATTGCATCCACACTTCATCGTCGCCTTTGGTATCAAAATCACAACGATCATCTTTATATGATACAGCTTTGTAATTTACTCCACCAATATTAGTTGATTTATATGATATATTTTCTTCTCCAACTGGTACAGCTGGTTTTTTATATACATTAGGCGCATCTGTTCTTCCTATAAAAATTCTGTTTTCAATTTTTCCATCATAAAAAGTTTGTTGTTTTAAAAACTCTTGTGTTTTAGAATTGTCATAATCTTCCGAATTGGATATACCGTTTGTAGCAATATATTCCATAAAATTTTTACGATCAATAACAACTTGCTTTAACTTGGGTAAAGCGGTTTTCAAAAACGTTTTTAATCCTGTATATTCTTTTGTTTCTGTTGGTATTTTTTTGCCATTGGAATCGGTCTTTGAATTTGTTGTGGTACTTACATTGTTTTCCGCAGGCATACCAGCAAATAATGCTTGTCGAGAAGTTAGTTCCACATTGCAATCATATATAGTACCGTCTTGTGTTGAAAAATTATACTTGGTTACAATTCCAGTAATACCACCATAATTACCATACGATTGGTACCATTTATCCATTATTTTTTGTGGAGATTGTATTATTGACCAACATTCATTTTTGCTGGATAAATCAATCAGTGAATTGATATTAAACAAATTCCATCCTATTTCAACAAACACATTTATTCTGGGTGTCAAAAAGAATGGTGCTAGATATTCCAACTGAGCCAATCCATAACATTTGAATTTTATGGTAGCAAACGACAACATATCTTTGCTAGTTTTTATTTCTATGCTATCTAAATTAGGTGGTGGTAACACAGAAGACACTTCAGATTTCTGTACGCTTTCTATAATCTTGCCGTTTTTGTTAAATGTACTTGGCCACTTGTAAGAAAATTGATTTCTATATCTAGAATCTATATAATGTGGATTTCCATTAGCTTCATATCCAATAACAGACTTGTCTTGTTTTAATACATTGCCATCTTGTTTAAAACCATACATTTCATAAAATCCACTGCCAGGCATAAACAAGAATCCATCATAACTCTTTTCTTCTCCGTTTTTATTTAGTATCGTACTACGAGGTACCAATCCATTTCCAGCTATACCAGTGCCATTTGAAAAAACTCGTACCCACGGAGTCATTGGTCCTTTGTACTGACCATGTTTATTGTAGAAATCATATACAACACCACTTGGGTCACCTGGGGTTGGATAGTTAAAACCAACGTTATTTGAGTTTTTTCTGCGTCTTAATTCACGAATTAATGCAACAGGAATGTTTTGTACTTCCCACCATCTAGGTTCTTCTGCAATTTCATCCTCGTATGCCATATAACTTAACTATTAATCTGTTTGAGATTCTGTAATATATTTGGTAAATTGCCTGGAATTCTTAATTGTTTATTTGCATTAACGGACAATTTGCCATCAGATATGTTGTTAGCCAAAGCAATTATCCACCAGTACATTTCATCACCATAATACTTTTTGGCTAAAGCATCCAAATAATCTTCATTGGATGCGGTAATGTATATATCGTCCTCGGTTTCCGGTATATTGGGATAATACGTGGTCTTAAATACCAATTTCCCATCATATCTTTTTTCAGTTGGCGTAAATTGATATCTCATTTATTTCCTTGTCTGTCAACATCATATCGCATATTCATAGAGAAATCATTATTAGCTACATCATTATAATCTTTATCGCCATAAAGATCGGTTGTACCAAATGTAGATACAGTAGCAGTTTCTCCAGCATCCGCCTGAGTCATAGTTGCAACAGGAGCATTTCCCCACAAAGCTCTTCCTGTTTTTGGTCTGTCTTTTTCCATCAATGACATATTGATAGTAATTTCCGCTTCTCTTGGAAATTGCGCAACTTTACCTTTCATACTGGTTTTGTCAAATGTAAATATATTTCCTAAATTATAACTCCAGTCTTGTTGTTGTACAGTACTCTCGTTAATTAATTCCCAAGATGCATCTTCAGGTATGCTAACATTGCACGAATTTAAAACCACAAAGTGATTTTTGTAAAAATCTCCAAGTGTAAATTGCACCATCGGTGGTATCATAAATCCACCATTTACAGTGGAAGTATAATTAGAAGGTCTGGTTAAACCCACCAAATAGTTTACACGTTGCCACATAGGTAATAATTCTTTAACAGAATGTGCAACCACTTTAAAATTGAAACTAACGTCTCTGGTAAATCCTTTGTAATAGTATAACTTGTCAGGTCTACCCAAGTATTCAATTGGTTCCCAAGTAGATGTATTGTTTTCTTGTAACCCTTTTACAGTAGCATTAAACGGTATAAATCTGTTGTTAACTATATCATAGAAGTAAAACTTAACCAAGTCAGGACCCAATCCGTTAAATTGATCATTATATTTTTCAGCAAATTCATCAGCATTTAATACACCCAAGCTGTTAACATAGTCAACATTGTTGGTGGGTCTTATAAATCTGTCTCTACCTTCTTTTTTACCCAATAGAGTTGGAAACTTTTCTTTTCTTTCATATCTGATTCGACCAGTATAGGTGTATTGATTTGCACTATCAGATCCGTCAGTATTGGTTCTGTCTGATTTTACTTTCGCTAAATAATTAAAACCAACATCATCTGTGGCATACTGTTGTGTTTTTCCAAATATAGGATCTACACCATACTTTAAATTGTCGTTTCCAGCAATTTTGGTTTTTAAAATTCTGCTTAAATCTTGAATATATTCTACAGTTTTATCTGTTTTATCTGAAAGTGTACGTTGATAGTTTACAGATAATTTAGGATCGGTATATTGTTTATAATTTAACAATTGATCACTATATTCTACATCACCATCTATTTTAACTAAATCACCGTATCTATTTGTATTAGCGCCGTCTACAGAACTAATTTCAACATTACTAATTGTATACGAATCTGTTAATTTACCAACGCCAGGTGTAGTTGAATATGTAACAGATAAAAAGCTGTTGTTTCTTAAATTTTTATTGCTTTGAACATATAGTCTCAATCGTTTAGAAACTATGTTTGTCAGAGGAGTGGCAAAAAATCTCATTCCACTTGTACCACTGCTGTTGCCTCCTGTTATTTGTTGTAATCCAACTGCTTTTAACAACCCACCAATAAAACCACCTTTTGATTTTGGTTGTGTGCCTGTATATAACAAATTGTTACCCTGATTTAAATTAACATTTAGATTAGCACTCTTCTTACCACTTGTTCTGTCGTGTGTAATAGAATTACTCCATCTATTGGTATTCAACATCAGATCATATGTATCTTCGTCAGCTCTGTAATTTAATCCTGCTATTGGTTGAGTAGGTGGCAACAATCCACCTAGAATCGTATTATTCTTTAAAAATGACCCAGCTGATTTTAGTAGATTACTAAAGAATCCGCCTTTGCCTGTAGAATTACTCATCAAACTCTTATATCGTTTGTTGTTGTAACCAGCAGTAGCTGTATTACCTCTTAGTAATCCTTTAACACCATCTCGACCTGTAATAGGCATTACTTGATCTGCTTTATCGCCACCACCAAGTAATCCTGTAAAATTGAAAAATCCACCCAATCCACTCTTTGGCTCACTAGCTGCACTAGCCACACTACTACGTGGCGGAGATGGATTGCCTTCAGTTGCACCAAACAATCCACCAATAGCTTTTGTAATACCACCTATACCGGCAGCACCCATTAAACCACCGACGATATTGCTACTATCTATAAATCTGGTGGGTCTTTCTATAGCACCAAATGTTGATAATCTAACCGCAGCCAAAAGAGGGCTTGCTGGATTATAAATCTTGGTTTCGTCAAATGGAGCAAATCCTTGTAATAGTATTTGTTTTGTTAAAAAAGTACCACCTTTACCAGATCCTAGAAATCTTCTGATTCTGGTACCGTCTCTCAATGCGGATTGTATAGGAAACGATCTGCTAACATTTATCTTCTGACGTTGACCTTGATTTGGATTTGCGTAAAATGGAGGTGCTAATTCGCTGCTAATTAATCCTCTTGCGTATAAATCAGTTGGTTTATTCTTGCTATATAATACTTCGTTGTTATTATTAGTATTGAATAATGTTTCTAATTTACCAGGCGCTCTTAGATTTATATATTGTTCGGCATTTGGCGGCAAAGATAAACCCGCACCTTGTATATTAGAAAGTGTGGTAACTTGCGCACCATCATTACCTATTGCGCTAGAATATGTATTACTATTTGCCATTAATTATAAATATCAGATTAATTGGTTGTTGCTTGACCAAATGAACCAAATTTTGAGTTACTTGTTGCTAATAATTGATTTGCACGTTGACCATCAATATACACAGCAATTTGACCAGATGCCATCATAGAAGTCAATTTATCAAGTTTTTCTGCTAAAACTCTATTGGAATTTACAATTGTATTGATCAATAAATCATCAGTTTTTACACTTGTTTTTGATTCAGTCGCAGTTTTTGATGGAGTTTCTTCTGATGTTCCGACTATTCTACCAACAAAACTAAAAGTTTTTCCTATTGTATCAGATATAAATGAACCAATACCTTTCATTTTTTCCCATACTTTTTCAAGAGCACCAATAATAAAAGTAAAAGCTCCACTGAATGTGTCTTTGAGAAAAGTACCAACTTCAGATACAGCAGACTTTATTAGTTCAAATCCTTTTTTAAATGGATATGTAATCAAATCAAACATCACATCCATTACGGATTTGAAAGCATCAACAAATGTTGTTTTTAAAATATTTATAATCTCTGGTATAATTTGAGCGGCTTTTTTAAATGGATATGTAAGTACATCAAATAACATATCTACTACAGATTTAATACCATCAACAATCGCTAAACCGATTTCGGATGGAGATTTACCACCCAATTTATCCATTACCCAATTATATACCAATTCAAATGGCCATTTAAGTATAGTATATAAAGTGTCTGCTACAGATGCAATACCGTCAGCGATTGCGTTCAGTCCAAAAGCTTTCAAAATTAACAATCCTAATTTTCCCACTGTTTTAGCTATAGCTATAGGCAATTTAACAAAGTGAAATACAATAATTTCAATTGCTAATCTTCCAATATTTGCAAAAATTTTACCCCATTCAATTCCCCCACCGCCACCACTAAATAACTCTTCTATTTTATCAGGCAAACTCGTTAGTGCGTCTAATAAAAAGTTGGTTACGTCTTTAAATATTCCCGCAAAATCTATATCGGCTAAAAACGACGGTATCTTTTTAAGAAAATCCCAAACCATTTTTAATGGTTCTACAACCAAAGCATTAACTACAGCTTTTAATCCAGCTACTGCTTTTTGACTCACGGTACCTGTCGTTTCATTAAATGCTTTAAAAAACGCTATGCCACCTTGAATCACAGATACAACTAGTCCTATTGGTCCTAAAAATTTAGCTACTGCTCCAAAAATCGGAGCGAGTTTTGAAAAAAACCCAATGCCAGTACCAAGTTTGCCAAATATTCCACCCACAAAACTTCCAATTCCTTTTACCGAACTACCTAGTCCACTAAATACGTTTGAGATAATATTTCCAATTTTTGAAATTGCTGGAAATTTTGTAAATACTTTTTCAATATTCATTCCGATATTAAAAACGCTATTTGAAAGTTTTGTTAATTGTGTAGATCCTTTTCCGATAAAATTAGATATGGATTGAAATCCCGTACCAAATCCTTTTAATGTATCTGATGCTGATTTTAGTCCACTTGCGATCTTTTCTATTTTTAACGAAATATTTACTATCGTGTTTATGATACCCGATGTACTCGTTGACCACCCAATAAAAATACTTGATATTTTTAGCGCCGATGATAAAAATTGTGAAGAATAAGTAATTAATTTTCCAAATCCACTTGTCATTTTTCCTATCCCACCCAATATATTTGATACTATAGATAAACTTTTAAACATCATATATAGTTTACCCACTTCTTGTGCAAATTTTTTGATTTCTTCTCGGTTATCTTTTATATATTTTAATAACTGTGTAAATATTGGTCCAATTTCTTCCAATATAGGCCCAATAAATTCCATAAAAATTGCATTAATTTCATTTTGCAACTGTTTCATTCTGGTTTGATTTTTTTCTTGAATCAACCCTTTTTCATATTCGGCTTGAGCAGCTTTTTTAGCAGCAATAGGATCGTTCTTCATCATTTCCGCCATTTGCTTTTTCTTCTCTGCTTCGGCTCTTACCAATGGATCTTTTGATTTTAATGCTTCTTTCAGATTTTCTTCAGCATTTAACATTTCTTGCAATTCTTTTACAGTCTTACCAGCAGCTTTTGCAAACGCGTCTTGTGCAATTGGATTTAACTGATTGAACTTAATTTTCTTAGCTTGATCCAATATTAATTTATTTGCCCCAATAATATCGCCTTGAAATGCCAATCTGCGAGCTTCATTAAAATTAATATTTTTACCAATCAATGCACTAGCTTTTAATTCTGATTGAATACTACTTTCAAAGTCAAGCAAACCCTTTGCAGTTTTTGCCATATTGTCAAGAGTAGTACCCATTTGTCTAGCTTGAGCTGCAGCTCTAACCATTTCATCTGCATTTTTACCAGCAAACATTCTAGCTTCTTCAGATGCATTTGCGACATCGTTCATTACATCGTCCAACCCAACTCCATAAGCATTTGCAGCAAATTTTGCCAATCCCAACATATTTTGTTTGGCTATTGCACTTTTTCCAGATACGCCACCTAACGTTTGTAGAAACTTAACACTTGTTTCAGAAGCTACTCCAAATTGAGCAGACATTATTGAAACATCTTTAACCAATCCTTTTTCCATAGATTGCAAACTTGTAAAAGTTGAACCTATTTGTTTCATTGTTCCGCCAAGTTGTTCAGCGTTTATACCAAACTCAGCTAACTCAATAGAAGCTTCTCGTATGTTTTTTTCAAAAATTGCACCCTGACTTGGTAATAGTCCAAATTTTTGTCTAACATTTGTAGCAGCGGTGTCAATTTGATTAAAAACGTCTAATATTCTTTCAAAAGTACCAGCTAATGTGGTGGGTATATTTAGTTTAGTTGCTAAACCCGAAGCCAAATCACCCATCTTGTTTAACAACTTTACACCCATCTCCAATGCTTTGTTATATAAATCTATTAACTCGTTTGCTGCTTTTAGTAAAAAATTATGTAGTTTTAACGATTCTAACTTGGAAGCACTGTTTTTCAATAAATGTTCTTCCAAATTCAACTCGGTTGATTTTTTATTAATTAAATCTTGTAAAGCTATAACAGTATCGCTGGTAGGATCTTTACTTTGCTCTACTAGAAGTTCAGCTGCGTTTGTCAATAATTCATTTTGTAAACTCTCTATTTTTATGTAACTGTTGATACGTGCCTGTGCAAATTCATTTAACTTTTTTTCAGAATTTACAAATTTTGATGATAATTTTTCTTGTAAACTTTTTCCTTTTAACTGTTCATCAAGCTTATCTTTTTGTGTTTTATATGCCTGTCCTAACTGTTTGGCTATATCAACCATTCTTTTCTCGGTATCAACTATCTTGTCTAGATTAGACAGAGTATCTTTGATTTCAGCGTTTAAATTATTAAACGCCTCTACTAGTTTATCCGCTGTTGCTTTATCAAATGGTTGTGCTGCCATATAATATATAAATATGACAACTATATTATTTTACACTAAAAAGGCTTATCTACTTTACCTGACTTTTTAGCAGGTTCTTTGTAACTATCACTTTCTTTATTCTTTATATTTGCTAATTGAGCATAGTAAAAATTACGTAAAAATACAGGTAAATTATACGCAATTTGTACATTTACCGCTCCTTGCGAGAAATAACTCAATTCAAATATTTGACCGTGAACTTGTAACTTATATTCAGGACTCAGGCCAAAAAAACTGTACCGTCATCGGTACATCCATCCTTTCCACCTCACCACAGTGTTCACATACAAAGTCAAAACCCATATCCAATTCAGGCGCAATTGTTTTAATATAAGCTCTTAGTGCCATACTGTCTTTTGACAACAACTCATTGTCAACAAATTTATTGATAGATGCAATATCTGGTTTTCCATCTATACTTACAATCAGCTTTTTAAGTCTGGTAGTTACTTCTGTACTGGCTTGTTTTTTGATCTTGGTCATCGCTTTAATATCACGATCAATGCTTTCTTGATCACCAGATGTAACAAGTTTAAATGTTATTCTACGTTTACAATATGGAAACTCAAATTCAAATTCATTACTACCCTTCTGAAACTTATTGAAGTCCACTTCTTTTTCATTTAATGTACTTAAATCAATATATGTTTTGTTTTCGGTATTACATTTTTTGCACTCAATTTTTACAGGCCCGTATTTGTCACCATATGCCAAACGTCTAGCAGCAACAAACAGTGCATTTTTGTCTACCATCAACAAATCTTGTGTTCTTACGCCGGGCGTAACAATTAAAGATTCAAGCAATTTATCCAATACAGTACCGTTTTTGATGAAGTTTTCATTGGTTAAAATGTCTTCTTCTCTAGCAGTCATCATCTTTAATTCCACACTACCTTTGCTTAGTGGACTAGACTCATCATAGAAATATCCTTTAGATGGCAATTCTATTGTTTCCGCAGGATAACTTGTAGGTGCAGCTGTTGTTGATGCAGTTGAATGTTGTTGCTTTAATTTTTGAATTATAATTTCGTCACTCATAACTTTATAACAATATATAGAACTTTATATAACTTTTATGTTATTATATTTAGGTATTTAATTGATGTTGAGCAGCATCACGAGCGGCTGTTTTACTGTCTACTGCATCTTTTTTGTTTTTTACACGTAGTTCAGCCGCAGCTTTTTCTTCGGGGGTAGTTGCAGCTTTTAAATCGTCATTTGCTTTTGTAAGTTCTTGTTGTGCCGCATCAAGTTCAACGGTACGAAGAACCAATCCAGCTTGATTATACTTTTTTCTTGCAGAATTTATTTTAGCTTCGTCTTCTTTCATTATACCCACAATCAATTTCTTTAATAACTTCTTTTGTTTTTCGGTTAATTTACCAGTAATTTTACCCAATTTATTGTTTAATATATTATGAACATTTGTATTGTAATTACCAAACAAATCGATAATAAAAGCCTTTTGTTGTTCTGGGGTTAATGTAGCATATTGAGATCTTAATTGACTTGCACTTCTAGCCGGTAACCCTAGTACTGTAAAATCTACAGTTGGTACTGTTATCAAGTATCCGTGTTTTATGGCTGGGTCTAATTTGGATTGATTTTTTGGCAATGGCTGTAAATAAGAAGGAGATCCATCTTTTTTTACAAAGTTTTTGAATCTTGGATCTTCAATCATATCCTTTTCACTAACTGCAAAAATAATAATATCACGTTCTATATTGATTGGTATTTGATTAGCTACACTTTTCAAGTTGTAGTTGTTTTTGACGTTTAGTATTTTGTTTGCCGGTATACCTGTGGTAATCATCATTTGCATTTTTTCATTGAAAGTAAATGGTGATTTTGGCAATTTTGTAACACCTGTGGTTGTTATGTATACATCATTACCACCAAATTTAGTGGTTAGGTAGTTGTATACACTTTTGTGACCTTTGTGAAAGGGATGAAATCTACCAGGATAAATTACGAATATTTTCTTGCCCATTTGCATATAGTAATAAATAGAAAACCCCACAAATAAATGTGGGGTTCTTTTTGATACAATAAATATTAATATTGGAGAATTGCGTAATCGTATGCTACAGATAAACTGATCATCTGAGCAGCACCGTCATCGCTCCAATCCATTTCTTGGAAATCAGCGCTTACGATAAATGAACCTACCAACTTCCATTCTTCTACTTTGTCACCTACTGGACCCAAGACGTTAATTGTTAGATCCTTCTTATAGAAGTCTTGGTAACCATCACGACCAGTAACTGATTCGTGGTGCAAACGTACCCATTCCATTACTGCTTGAGCACCGGATGGTACAATTGGATCATAAAGTTCCATACTGATTTCATCCCATACACTTTTACCCTTGTAGTAGGTTTTTACGTTAATATGGTCAAGTTCCTTCTTGGCTTGTGTTAGTTTAGGACGATTGACCTTTTTGATGATGAATGATGGAATACCATCAACATAAAGAATAAAACGATTCTTTACTTTTGGTTCGAATGCCGTAGCGAATATTTCACTTGGATTTAGTAGTTCTGCCATATTTTTACCTTATTGTTCTTGAATATAAATATTAAACGATTTAGTTTTATATAAAGTTTTTTATCATTTACTCAAATTTTTATCTGTAATATTTGTGATAGCATTTTTTAGTTGATTGACGTAACCTGTGGATCTTAAAAGTTTAAACACCAAATTTTCTGTACTATACTCGCCGCTCTTACTTAATCCAGCTTCTCTCATTTCATACAAACGTTTAACTAAACGCTTTAATTTATCTAAATTTTGTTCTTTTATAGCTGTGGAAATAAACGAAACATATTGTTTGTATTTCTTTGTAATAGCATCTTTATCAATCTGAATGTCTTCTATTTTTGGCTTTTTTACCCATTCATTTTTCATCAAACTATATACAGCTTGACTTCTATTGACCTCTTTAATATCTTGAATGTAAACTTCCACTGGATGATTGCCAATTCTAATGTTGTGGTTTTCATTCCATTTGCTTTTTAAGCCATCCACATAATTCTTAACCAGTTCTTCATTTGGATCAATTTTGGAAAAATCTACAACCAAATGTAAGTCAATATCACTTGTTGGTGTCCAATTATATCCGGCAGTACTACCAAGAAAGTATATATTTTCAAGAGGTACATTCAAATCAGTATCTTTGTAAAAAGTATTTGCAATAGTTAATAACTTGTTTAATACATCAGGTTTAATAGCATTTTCAGTAGCCCATATCTCAGGATTTAAAATGCTATTATAAATTCTATGAGATTCTTTGATACCCAACATTTCTTTTAGTTTATTAATTGTATCTATTGCGCTTTTATGCAATATTGCTTTACCACCAGCTTTGATAAAATCATTTACATTATCTTCACGGTCATCTATCAAAATACTATCAGGAGTTGCAAACTTTGCTTTTAAATTTCTATGCGGTACCAAATTAGCTTTAATATCAATATTGTTATTGGCTAACCACTGCTTTTTACCAACATATGCCAAATTGGTAGGCGCATGACTCAATATCTCTACAGGCAAATTTGATACAAAATTATAAAGCAATCTGCCATCTTTCATCCAAGGCATACTAGAATAGTATTCAGGACAATTCTTATCTACAAACTTAAATCTATTCTTTTTACCGTGTTCAGCATCATAAGTTTCAACAGGTACACCACCACTATATCGCTTGAATTGCAATTCCCAATCACTTATCACACCATCCATATCCAAATATATTTTATGTTTATTAGTAATCATTTATAATAAATAGTAGCATATTATGCGCTTACAGTTAATTTAACTATCAATATTTTAGTATTATTATTTAATAATTAACTTAACCATTTAGTTAACTAAGCGCTAGCTTTAGCTTATACTTTATATAAAAGCAAAAGTCAAGTGTTATATTAAATTTAATTTGAAAATAATACTCTAACATAATCGCAATCGTATAATACGTTATCAGAACCAGGCGTAGAAATTCTACAACTACCAGCTAATTGTGCTGTAGGTCTTCTTGGTACTGCAATAAACATATTATTTATAGATTGACCGGGATTTTCATATTGATAAGTTGCTGTACCAGCTACCACATAATTTGCATTAGAAAATGCAGTGGTAAAGTTAATTGTATAATCGCCGGTACCATTATCAGTTATGGATGATACGTTATTAGACGCGTTAGATGATGGTGTGCCTGTTCCATTAAAGTGAATCCATGCTTTTATATTTGTGACACCGCTAGTACCACTGGTACCAGTAATACCACTAGACCCAGCATTACCATTTGCGCCACTAGTGCCACTGGTACCTGGATTACCATTTGCGCCACTGGTGCCACTCGTTCCATTGGTACCACTGCTACCCGCACCACCTGGACTGCCATTTGCGCCACTGGTGCCACTTGTTCCATTAGCACCACCGGTAGATTTGTATACAACGCCGGTTGTATTATCAACTGTTAGAAAATATCCAGTTGCGTTACTTGTCAATCCTTCCAATTTAAGTGGTAAATTTGTAGAAGATCCACTTATATGCAATTTATTAACAGGACTCGTTGTGCCTATACCAACATTACCACCATTTTTTAGAGTTAATATTTCTACAGAACCACCATCAACAAAACCGAGTCTATCGATACTTGAGTTTTTATAGTAAAATATATTAAATTGATTCCAAGTACCAGAAGAATTTCCACTCTTCATTAGTATAGAACCCGTACCAAAACTACCTGCCAACCTACCATCTATTATGAATGAATCTTCAACTGTCAAAGATCCATTCATATATGTTGTGCTGTTTACGTAAAAAGTTCCGTTAACTTGAAGTGTATAATTAGGACTTGTTGTACCTATGCCAACACTGCCATTAGAAGCAATACGCATTCTTTCACTACCACCTGTTTTAAATGTTAGTGTATCAGCGGCTGCCCAATCCATACCAGTATTGGTATCTTGATTAAAAGCATAATATGGGTCATGATTACCATAAGCAACTGCTCCTGTAGTATCACCCGCATAAACTACACCCGCACTATTTATCAATAATATAGTGTTGGTACTACCAGCTCTAATTCTAAATGGATAGAAATTAGCTCCAACTGCAGCTGCATAATCATATCCAACACCAATTGCCCCACCACCAAAACTTGAATTTGTAGATCTTACAAACAAGAATGAACCAGACGTAGTATTTGTTCCTTCTGTTTGTATTTGTAAACCTGAATTTGTAATTATCGTACCAATACCAACACATCCACCTGGAATTATGGTTGGTATATATCCAACACTATTTTCGTATCCATATAGTTCTACTCTCTTATATGTACCACCATTAATTAGGAACTTACCAGAAATATAATTTACATCTCCTGTATTAATTGACATTCCATAATAATAGTTATCAGCTTTTAGAAAGTTATTGGCGGTTAATTGTAATGGAAATGCGTTGCCATATGGATATGAAACAAACATGAAGTTGCTTGTATTTATAGAACCAACCACATCCAATTTATAAGCAGGAGTACTTGTGCCTATACCCACATTACCATCTGTAGCTATACGCATTTTTTCATCAACTGCCGTTCTGAATACAACAGGATAACTACCAATTGAACCTACATACAAAGCTGATGCACTTGAATCAAATCCACCAATTCTTGAACCACCAACCATCGTTTCAATAACCGCCGAATTGGTGCCGTTAACTTGTAAAAATCTATAGTTTGATTGTGCAGTTGGTGATGTTGTACCAATACCCACATCGCCATCTCCTGTTATTACCATTCTAGTAACAACACTACCAAGTACATTTGTATCTGTAGTTTGTACACCAAATTCAAGTCTTGGATTTAAATATTGAGGATTGGCTTGAGTAGTATATAGTCTTATATAAGCACCGTAATCATCATTTGCATCTCTTTGTATAAACAATAAACCAGTAGAGTCACCAACACTAGTCATTGTTCCTCCAGATAATCTAATTGGATATACTGCACCGGCTCCTGTTGAAGAACCATTATTTATAGTTAATTTTTGTGATGGACTTGTTGTACCTATACCAACATTACCATCGGCTGCAATTCTGAATCGTTCGGATGAATTTGTGTAGATAGTAAAGAAATTACTAGCACCAACACCATATAAATAATGTTGATTTCCAGCACTTCCAATTTCAAAATTACCATTTGAATTTCTAATGCGTAAATATCTATCAGATGTATTATTTGCACCAATTGTTACGGATACTCCAGTTCCAGATGTATTTAATCCAACACCACCTGTCACATCCAATGAAAATACAGGACTTGTTGTACCTATACCAACATTACCTGCTCCTGTTACAACCAATGAAGTTGCGGATGTACCACCTACTTCAAAATAATCTGAAGTATCTACAACTTTTAGATCCCAATTTCTTACACCATTATCAGTTAATCTTAATGTAGAATTACCTGATGTGGCCAATACTCTAATTATTGGGCTAGACCCAGCTACTTCTAATAATTGACTTGGACTTGTTGTACCTATACCTACGTTACCGACTGATGTAATTCTAAATTTTTCTGTCAGTGTTGAATTATCTGATCCGCCTGTAAATGTTCCCACTATAAAAGCACCTGCAGCGGTACCTCCATTTTCATTTAATGCTCTTAAAACCACGCTTGGTCTAGAAGTTCCTGATCCGCCAAATGTATTTGCTCCTGAACCGGCGCCACTCCATAATTGAAATGCAATTTCTGCGTAGTCATTTGTTGTAGATGTTTTATTTAATTTTAAATTTAAAGTTTGTGGACTTGTTGTTGATTGTATATCCGTTAAATAATTAGGACTTGTTGTACCTATACCAACATTACCACCATTTTCTATAGTAAAGATATCAGCCGCATCAGTATTATTAGTAATTCTTAAACTATTAGAATTTGAACCCAGTTTAATATAAGAATTGGATGCACCACTTGAATATCTACCAATTTCTAATTTTGCATTATTATCATCTAATATACGAATACCGCCTGCTACACTTAACTTTCCATAAGTTCCCGTAGGACTTGTTGTACCTATACCAACATTACCATTGTTGTCAATACGAACTCTTTCACTACCAACTGTAACAAACTTTATAGTATTTGTTAATCCACCTGAACCAGTTGATCCAAACACTTGCATTGCCGCACTATTATCACTTGGACCATATGTTGCTGCGGTTAATACTGAAAAATAATTAGAACTATACACAGAACCAACTACATCCAATTTATAAACAGGACTTGTTGTGCCTATACCAACCGATCCTTGTACATACAATCTAGAAGCAGTTAAACTGCCACTGAAACCACTAGCTTTAATAAAAGTTGTAGCTATAATTGATCCTGTAATTCGAGCACCTTGTAATATTGCCATATAATATAATTATTTATTTATCAATCGATTTATTGTTATTTGTTGTTCATCAACTATCTGCTTCAATTCTTTAACACCCTGTATCAATACAGCTGTCAATTTACTATAATTTATACCAGATATATTACCCAACTCATCATAACTAACAAATTCAGGATATATCTTCACAACCTCTTCAGCTATCAAACCAATACTAAATTCATTGTTGTTCTTATACCTAAATGTCACCGGATTCAATAACACAATCTTGTCCAATTGCGGCGGCAATAAAGGCATAATATCCGTTTTAGTATTTTCACTAGACGTTTCTATCAATGTAGTAGCACTAACAGTTCCAACAACTGTTAATGTAGTACCATCCACACTTAAAAAATTAACACTCTGTAACGTAGTAAGACCAGTAGTTTTTACCAAATAATTAGGCTGATCAGTAAAACTACCACCACTAATTCCACTGGTACCACTAGGAGCACTAATACCACTAGTGCCACTCGTACCACTGCTACCACTAGTTCCACTTATACCACTACTTCCACTACTAGCACTAGCACCTCCACCAGCACTTACACCACTTGTTCCACTTGTACCAACAGTACCACTACTACCACTCGTTCCGCTTGTGCCACTCGTACCACTGCTACCACTTGTTCCACTGGTTCCATTTCGACCACTTGTGCCACTGCTACCACTTGTTCCGCTCGTTCCACTTGTGCCACTTGTTCCGTTTGTTCCACTTGTTCCGTTTTGACCGCTACTACCACTTGTGCCGCTCGTTCCACTACTACCACTTGTACCACTACTACCACTTGTGGCACTATTACCGCTGCTACCACTATCACGACTAAATCCGCTTGTACCACTACTTCCACTTGTACCACTGGTTCCGCTTGTACCACTTGTACCACTGGTTCCATTTCGACCACTCGTACCACTTGTACCACTTGTACCACTGCTACCACTACTACCACTACTACCACTGGTTCCGCTTGTGCCACTAGTACCGCTTGTTCCGTTTTGACCGCTGCTACCACTTGTTCCACTTGTACCGCTACTACCACTTGTACCACTACTACCACTTGTGGCACTATTACCGCTGCTACCACTATCACGACTAAATCCGCTTGTACCACTGCTACCACTAGTACCACTTGTTCCGCTTGTTCCGCTTGTGCCACTTGTACCACTGGTTCCATTTCTACCACTGCTACCACTAATACCACTGCTACCACTGCTACCACTAGTTCCACTTGTTCCGCTAGTGCCACTCGTTCCATTTGTTCCGCTTGTTCCGTTTTGACCACTGCTACCACTTGTTCCACTTGTACCGCTACTACCACTTGTACCACTACTACCACTTGTGGCACTATTACCACTGCTACCACTATCACGACTAAATCCGCTTGTACCACTGCTACCACTAGTACCACTGGTACCACTTGTTCCGCTTGTTCCACTGGTGCCATTTGATCCGCTTATACCACTTGTACCACTAGTACCATTAGTACCACTGCTACCACTTGATCCACTTGTTCCACTTGTGCCACTAGTACCATTTGTACCATTTGACCCACTTATACCACTTGTTCCACTCGTTCCACTGGTACCATTTGATCCACTCGTACCACTAGTGCCACTGGTACCACTGCTCCCACTTGATCCACTTGTTCCGCTTGTGCCACTAGTACCATTTGACCCACTTGATCCACTTGTACCACTTGATCCACTTGACCCACTTGATCCACTTGACCCACTTGACCCACTTGATCCACTTGATCCACTTACACCAGACGATCCGCTACTACCACTAGTACCGCTTGTGCCACTAGTACCATTTGACCCACTTATACCACTTGTGCCACTTGATCCATTACTGCCGCTTGTTCCACTTGTTCCGCTTGTGCCACTAGTACCACTTGATCCGCTTGTACCACTTGTGCCACTGCTACCACTGGTACCATTAGATCCACTTGTACCGCTTGTGCCACTAGTACCATTTGTACCACTTGTACCGTTAGATCCACTTGATCCGCTAGTACCAGACGATCCGCTACTACCACTTGTACCGTTTGATCCGCTTATACCACTTGTGCCACTTGTACCACTGGTGCCGTTTGTTCCACTGCTACCACTTATACCAGACGATCCGCTACTACCACTTGTACCGTTGGATCCACTTGTGCCACTTGTACCGTTAGATCCGCTTGTACCGTTAGATCCGCTTGTACCACTTGATCCACTTGATCCGCTTGTGCCACTTGATCCACTTGATCCACTTGACCCACTGGTGCCGTTCGATCCGCTTGTACCACTTGTGCCACTTGATCCACTTGACCCACTTATACCAGACGATCCGCTACTACCACTAGTACCGCTTGTACCACTAGTACCACTAGTACCACTAGTACCACTTGTACCGTTAGATCCACTTGTGCCACTAGTACCACTGCTTCCACTTGTGCCACTGCTTCCATTTGATCCACTTGTACCACTACTACCACTTGTACCACTTGTACCACTACTGCCACTTGTACCGTTGGATCCACTTGTGCCACTAGTACCACTGCTTCCACTTGATCCACTTGATTCACTTACGCCACTGGTGCCGCTTGTTCCATTTGTACCACTGCTGCCACTTATACCAGAAGATCCACTACTACCACTTGTGCCACTTGTGCCATTAGATCCACTTGTACCGCTTGATCCATTTGACCCACTTGTACCGCTTGATCCACTTGACCCACTTGTACCATTTGATCCACTTGACCCACTTGTACCACTTGTGCCGCTTGTACCACTTGTGCCATTAGATCCACTTGTTCCACTAGTACCGCTTGTGCCATTAGATCCGCTCGTACCACTAGTACCACTAGTGCCGCTTGTGCCGCTTGTGCCATTTGATCCACTAGTACCACTTGATCCACTACTACCACTTGTACCGCTTGTGCCACTAGTACCGCTTGTACCACTTGTGCCACTAGTACCGCTTGTACCACTTGTGCCGTTTGATCCGCTTGTACCACTTGTGCCGTTTGATCCGCTTGTTCCACTTATACCAGATGATCCACTAGTACCACTTGTGCCACTAGTACCACTTGTGCCACTAGTACCACTAGTACCGCTTGTTCCACTACTACCGCTTGTACCGTTTGACCCACTTGTTCCACTTGTACCATTAGATCCGCTTGTTCCAGATGATCCACTTGTTCCACTAGTACCACTTGTTCCACTACTACCAGATGTACCACTTGTACCGTTAGTACCGTTAGTACCATTAGTACCATTTGATCCGCTTGTGCCATTTGATCCACTACTACCACTTGTTCCACTACTACCGCTTGTGCCACTCGTTCCACTACTACCACTTATACCAGAAGATCCACTGCTACCACTTGTACCGCTTGTGCCATTAGATCCACTTGTTCCAGATGATCCACTACTACCGCTTGTGCCACTACTACCGCTTGTACCATTAGATCCACTTGTACCACTTGTGCCACTTGTGCCACTGGTACCATTTGATCCACTACTACCGCTTGTACCATTAGATCCGCTTGTACCAGATGATCCACTACTACCGCTTGATCCGCTTGTACCAGATGATCCACTTGATCCACTTAATCCACTTGAACCACTTGAACCACTAGTACCGTTTGTACCGCTTGTACCACTAGTACCGTTTGATCCACTAGTACCACTACTGCCACTTGATCCGCTTGAACCACTTGAACCACTTGATCCACTTGATCCACTTGTACCGCTAGTACCACTTGATCCGCTTGTACCACTTGTGCCACTGCTACCACTGGTACCGTTAGATCCGCTAGTACCACTTGTTCCATTAGATCCACTTGTACCGGATGATCCACTTGATCCGCTAGTACCAGACGATCCACTTGATCCGCTAGTACCGGACGATCCACTTGTTCCATTCGTTCCATTGGATCCGCTGGTACCAGATGATCCACTTGATCCGCTAGTACCAGATGATCCACTTGAACCGCTTAATCCACTTGATCCACTTGATCCACTCGATCCACTAGTACCGCTTGTACCACTAGTACCGCTTGTACCACTAGTACCACTTGTGCCATTAGATCCACTTGTGCCGTTTGATCCGCTAGTACCACTTGTGCCATTTGATCCACTTGTTCCACTACTACCACTTGTACCACTTGTTCCACTACTACCACTTGTACCGCTTGTACCACTCGTTCCACTTGTACCATTTGATCCACTTGTGCCATTTGTGCCGTTAGATCCGCTTGTACCATTTGATCCACTAGTACCACTTGATCCACTTGATCCACTTGTGCCGCTAGTACCACTTGTGCCGCTAGTACCACTTGTGCCGCTAGTACCACTTGTGCCGTTTGTGCCATTAGATCCACTTGTTCCGCTACTGCCAGACGATCCGCTAGTACCAGATGAACCACTTGAACCACTTAACCCACTTGAACCACTTGAACCACTTGATCCGCTAGTACCGCTTGTACCACTTGTTCCGCTAGTACCACTGGTACCATTTGTACCACTGGTACCATTTGTTCCATTAGATCCACTTGATCCACTTGACCCACTTGACCCACTTGACCCACTTGATCCACTTGTACCACTGGTACCACTTGTACCGCTAGTGCCGCTTGTACCACTAGTGCCATTTGTACCATTAGTGCCGTTTGTACCATTTGATCCACTTGACCCACTTGATCCACTTGATCCACTAGTACCGCTTGTACCGCTTGTACCACTTGTACCACTTGTTCCGCTTGTACCACTAGTACCGCTTGTACCACTTGTGCCGCTTGTACCACTGGTGCCATTTGTCCCATTACTACCGGATGATCCACTATTACCAGATGATCCACTTGTACCGCTTGTACCACTTGTACCACTTGTTCCACTAGTACCACTTGTGCCACTGGTGCCATTTGTGCCGCTTGTGCCGTTTGAACCACTGCTTCCACTTATACCAGATGTGCCACTTGTGCCACTAGATCCGCTCGATCCACTTGACCCACTGGTACCACTCGTACCACTAGTACCACTGGTGCCACTAGATCCGCTTGTACCACTTGTACCACTTGATCCACTTGTACCACTTGATCCGCTGCTACCACTTGTACCACTTGATCCATTTGTACCACTTGTGCCACTAGATCCGCTTGTACCACTGGTGCCACTGCTACCACTAGTACCGTTTGTGCCACTTGTACCACTGGTACCACTTGTACCACTAGTACCACTTGTTCCGCTACTACCACTTGTTCCGCTGCTTCCACTGGTGCCTGATCTACCGCTTGATCCTCTTGTGCCACTTGTGCCGGTTGTACCGCTTGTAGTACTTGTACCACTTGATCCGCTTGATCCATCTAATAAACCACTACTACCGCTTGTACCACTGCTTCCATTTTCTCCACTAGTTCCACTGGTTCCTATATCGCCACTTTGACCGCTACTACCACCCTCACCATTTGTACCGCTTGTGCCTTGACTACCACTGGTACCTGAAGATGTGCTTGTACCGCTTGTGCCGCTTGTATTGCTTGTTCCGCTTGATCCAGCTGATCCTTTTTCTCCGCTACTACCACTACTACCACTGGTGCCTGTGCCTGAAGTACCACTGGTGCTGATATTACCGCTTACACCTATGATGTATCCGCATGCATCAAACGAAAAAGTTATGGTTGCGGTATTATCATTATTGAGTACTATTGTTTCTGGTATTAATTGATTGAAATTCTCGTCGTATGTTTGAATTAATACTAGATCTGAGTTTAAATTATGATCAAATACCCAAGTTTTTGATTTTTGATCGCATGGTATTTGTTTAGTAGCAACATTGTTGAAAAACTGAGAACTGGTTCGACAATAAATAATTTTACGTAATTCGTCGATTATTTTAAGAAACAGCTCTGTGGTAGGATCTTTAAAAGTCGCTGTTAATTTTTTATAATCATACAGAGCATTATCCAATTTTATTGGAGAAACCTCGCATGGATCTTTCTTTAATGTTGACATTTCTTATAAATATAACGATACGGTTAAGTAACACCGTGTAAGTGTTAAAAACATAAATATTAATTATATTTAATTAAATAGAGAAATTGGTATTCTTCTCCACTGTCCTGCGCTGTATATATAAAAATAATTACCGTCGTAGCTTACCCAACCATCTTCACCATAATCTGATGATTGATATGGTACTTGATGATAGAATTTGTCAGGAAATCTTTGAAATACTCTAAAAGCGGTATTTATTGGTCTTTTATTTGCAGTTGTGTAAATAGGATTGCCATTGCAATCGTATCCACTGATATAGGTTTGACTATTATAGTCATAATCAAATGTAGCAATTTCTCTTTTTAACCACCCCGCTGGATATTGATAAACATAGATATATTTAGAATCATATGCTAACCAACCATTTTCTCCATAATCGGTGATAGATTTTGGAGCTGGATGAAATGGTGTTTTGGTAACACCTTCAAAACTGGGTTGTATTTTATTATATCCGTCTAAATTTGTTACTTTATTTACGTTTAGTGCCATTGTACCTTGACCTGTTACATCTGTGTAATCCAATGGACTATCTTTTAAATTGTTGCTATTCTTAATAATATTGTTTGAAATGTTTTCCATTTCACCTGCACTAGCAATTGCATTTTCTTGCAACATTACTTTTCTTACTGTAAATAGCTTTTGAGTGGTATTTTTTACCCCGTCTAAATTTGTTATGTAATTTTCATTTAACAAATATGCATTGACATTTATATCAAATGATGTTTTGATATTACGATCTTCACCTTCATTGATTTCTTGTTCGATGCTATAACTGTCTATTCTGGCTCTGAACTTAAATCTTTCTGCGTCTCCCCAGTAATCTTTAGCTGCATAATTGATTTGTTCCAACAGCTTATTGTTTTGATCTACATAATCAGTCCAAATGATACATTCGTATGTAATATTTACTTGAACTGGTAAACTTACACTGTAAATTTGTTTGGTTGGCTTGCTTGCAAACGCACCTTTGTTCATCAAATCAAATCTGTCATATTTGTTTTTCTCGCTATAATTCATTATGGTTTCATAACTCAAATAACGATTAAATGTTGCAAGATCTTTGTTATTTTCTACACTTTTTCTACGAATCATAACAGCTGGCAACAATATTTTGCCTTGATTGTCTCTGATATGACCAAACTTTTTCATAGCAAACCATCTTTCTGGATTGCCATATATAATTGGCACCTTGACAACTTCACCATTATCGTTTACTTGTAGTCTTAAAGTACTATCTAATGTGTTGATAATAGCTGTATCAACGTCCAATAACGTTACAGTAAAATTCTTTTGTTTATCTGTATCACGACGAGTTGCGTTGGCTCTATTATAGAACTTTTTAACATCTGATTGCGCAGATGCGTTTTCAATAGGATTTGGTGGCGGATTTGTATTAGTATTTGGACCCCAAGACATAAATTATGTTTGTCTTTCTACTAGGTTAATTTTGCTTAGTCTTGTGTAATGAGTATTAACAATCAAACTCCAAGACTTATCAGGATGACCACCCAAGAATTGTTCTTGAACTACGTTATCAATTTCATAATAACGTTCATTGTAAAGCACCAAATCGCCAATTTCTGGGAAATAGTTCGTGGTAATACAATCACGTTCTCTAAATCTGTAAACAATATCTTGTTTTCTATCAGGTCCATATCCTTGATTTTCTGTGTTAATGTCTTCACGTTGCACCAAACAACTCAAGTCTATACCAGAGTAAAAAACCTTACCCTTGTCACTACTGCTTTCACCGTAGATATTGGTATTGGTTTCATAAGCTGCAATTTTAAATACTTGTACAACGCATTCGATTATATCACCGATTAATTCAGAATTAACACTTCCCAAAAAATTTATATCTCTTGGAGAAAAGTATCTACCGGGAGAATAATTATTGTTATAAATACCCACATCTTTACGTGTAGATGTCCAGTATTGCTTAAAAGCTGGATTTTGTTTAGGGTATTGTGGTGATACAGGTGCTGCCATAAATTATCCTATATAAATGTGTAGTGGTACTCTGGAAAGCATCTTATTCATTTCTTCGCTTTCCTTACCTTTATTTTCCAATTGATTGACTCGCAAGGTTTTTTCCAACATATCTCTCAATTTATCAAGCAATGTGTCTTTTTCCTCCTTGGCTTCAGAACGTAACTCCGCACCGTCAAGAGTTACTTCGCCACCTGGAATTGGTACTGTACTATATTTTTGTAATATACGTCCCAATGTTTCTTTGCACAAAGCCAAGAAATATTTCTTGATCCACTGTTTGCCTGGTTGATTTATCTTACAATATGTACAGTATTCGTATGGTATATCACTTGGATCGCTAATGTATTCATAACGAGATCCACTATAAAAGTTGGTAATATCACGTTCACTTTCAACTATATAATCTATATAAACTTTGAAATTGTCGGTTGGAATTGGAAATATTCTCAACTTATTATTACCTAGAATTTCAAAACTATATGCGCTTTTACGAACCATATCATTAAACTCAATAGCTTGTACACGTTCCAAGTCTTCAAAGATCGGAGTCATTAAGAATTGTGTAGCAGGACTGTATGCGCTAAATCCCATTTCTGTTAGTACGTTACTATAACTCATACCAGTCATACTAAACGGATCATAAATACGAGCAATTGCTGGCGGTCTTTGGTGAAATACACGTTTAACTTCGATACGAGAGCCTGTCAAGTGTTCAATATCTTTACCAATCAATTGATTTAAGTCATAAACTTGTTGTGTGCTGCTTGGATTAACACTGCCACTGACAGTAATATAATTGCGTTTAACTTCATATTCGCCACCAACAAGTGCTTCTGCACCATATTGTTTGCTCAATTGAATTATAAAAGGCAATCCTGTACTTTTTACTCCTAGACCTGTTAAATTTTTGTATTGGTTTTGTGGTAATCCTTGTAAATTTACCATATTATTAACGATGTTGAATTCGTTAACTACACGGTTATATTCCAATACAGATTCTTCAAAACAGGCATAAAAATTAACATCGATCATTTCAATATCGACAATAGGATAACCCAAACGTTTTGCTGCCCACATAGCACTACTACTACAATCATTTTCAAAAGTAGTTTCGCCAGATCCTGTGTTACAACTTTCGCTTAAGTAATAACCAAATGGCACAGTGTTTTGAGTAACACTACTACCACTCCCAGGCCATCTTACCCTATCTTGATCTAAATTAGCACTCATTAATTATAAATATCTAAACAACAAAAATATACAGTTTATAATTTGTTAATTCACATATCATATTTTTTCATCCGTTTTATCAGCTGTACCTTTCAATTTACTTGATATTTTATTTAAATAATTCTTGATTTTATCTTTATAGATCTGTTTAGCAGTAATATTGTTTGGCTCTGTTGGTGCGCGATCACCCCAATGAATTTTTTGTGTAAAATACTTATCTCCAAATCTTTTCCTCAATTCCTTGGTTCTTATTACGAATGTATCTTCTGGTCCCTTATTTTGTATTATACCCAAGGCAAATGCGTCTTTTAATCTAAATCCCTTCATCTTTAATCCGGCGATTACACCCACGGGTTTACCTGTATCAGGATCAATTGGTCGATCACTATCGTCTAAAAATCTCAAATCGGTTCTATCTGCATCAATTACTTTATAACCACGATAATATTCTGGTAATTCATCAAATATTGCGGAAATATTACCACCAGCCTTCAAATATTTTTCACATTCTATATTGTTTTGTAAAGTTTCTTTTCTTGAAAAAGTCATATGTGGTTTTGAAGGATCTTCAAGACTTTGCATTGCCCATTTAAACACGGCTGTATAGTCATAAAATTTAACATCTGGATTTGCAGATTTCCAACTTTCCAATTTTTTATGAAAATCAAGATCGCTCGTACCGTTTAATCTAACCGATAACTTTAAATTGTATTTAGCAGCCACTTTTTTCAAAAACTCCATTTCAATTTGCAATCTTTCAATGAAGTCTTCAGGACGCATTGGATTCAATATTCTACCACGTTTACCTTCGGGTCCGGGTCTACCTTTGCCATAAAATCTATCTATAATTTTTGGATCTGTAGGAATATTTTTCATCTCATCAGATGTCAATTTGTCACCAAACAACCAACGAGTTTTTCTAGCTCTTGCTGCTAATTTTGCTTTTAGATATGCAGGGTTACCAGCAAAATTCAAACAACCAGCGTTACATTCCGGACTTTTCTTTGGACACACTTCGTGACCTGATGAATCAGAGGGAGCCAAATATAAAATTGCAGTCAAATATCCTTTGTCATCTAAGAAAGACTTCAGTGTTTTTGGATCGTTTAATACACTCAACAGTTTTAATCTTCCTTGAGTGTCTCGGGCAATATTCTTCATTAATTCGGCCAACTCAAAACTAATAGGCTCCTTTTTGTTCGCTTCAGTCAAACATATCTTTAAATTGTTATCGGTATCATTTATAGCTTCATATAGAGATTGATTTACGCAATTTTTACATTCACATACAAACGTATCTAGTGGGATAATACTGTCATCAGGTAACCCAAGTGTTTCGTACATTTTAACTTCTGTTAATAAATCAATAAATTTCATATGTGTTTTGTTATTCTTACTTTTAGATTACCTGTGCCTTTTATTACACGGTGGTATGTTTCTTTAGGTATAAATATTGTTTCTTTAAGTAATTGTGGTAAATTATTATCTAATTGAAAGTGCCAATTGTTATTTTCTATAACTTCAACGGTTCTGTCTTCACGATCTATATGCCATTCCAGTTCGTGAGTAGCTACATCGGAACTAAATTCTCTTATATACTGACTGTTACCCAGTGGGTTTTCTATAAACGGTAGACTCATTACCAGTATTTACCTTTACCTTTATTACCCAACGATTTCATTCTATGACTTCTGCAACTCCAATATCCAGCCGTTGTTCTATCTTTCTTTTGACTACATCTGTGTCTAGCTGCAAAACTCTTACGACGAGCCTTGCTACTAGCTCTGCTTCTCATATTTGGATCTCCAAATGTTACTTTTTTAACTTTGCCATTCTTAGATTTAACATATACAGCATATTTTTTAGGACCGCCGGGTGTTCTAAATGGTCTACTTAAATTAACAGTGCGTCCTCTATGCTTAAGTTCCATCAATAAATCTTCTTCGTCTTCGATAGGCGCATCCAAATACACTTCTCTACCTTCAAATATAGCCTTTTTACCCAAATCACTTTCAACCAATTCAGCGTCAGCGTCACACAATTCTATTAAATTTTGAAAATACAAAGTACGAACTTCTTCGATTAAATCAAAATAAGACTCACTATAGGTTCTAAAAATGTTTTCGCTAAGTGGAATTTTATTGTCAATATGATAACGTAAATAAGAACTCATCACTGGTTCTATGTTCTTAGGATGTGCCATCGGACACAACGAATCGTTCTCTATTAAGTCATTAAGTTTGATCATATTGATAAATATTAGTTTTATTATAAAAAATAATATTTATATTATATGAACTTTAAAAAACAACTGTTTTACACCATCGTAATTTTAATACTAACCGGTTGTATTTCGTCTGAAGTTAGACCGGCGAAGCAAGTTACAACTGCACAAGACGCTGTTGCTAAACAAGAAGCCAAAGTAGATAATACGATGGTAGAGTTGGAAAAAGTAGAAAAAGGCAAACGTGTACAAGCATCGTCTTTGTCTATAGGTATTCAACACTCTTTAAGTCAAGTAACAAACCCGTCAGTACAAGTAGATACTGCTAAATCACTCAATGAACGTGTAATTTCTATAGTTGGATCACCACACATAGATGAAATTAAACGTATAAAAGCTACCGTTGATTTATTAAACAGTCAAGTTGCTGAGGAAAGAAAAAAGGGTGATCAATTACTATCACAACGTGACGAAATCATAAACAAATTGCAAAAAGAAAAGTCTGCTTTGAAAGAAAAGTATGACGATGAATTATGGCAAATGACTGATAAAGCAAAAGAAATTGCAAAAGAAGCTGATCAAAGCAAGGCTACTTTGGATGCTATGAGTGGTATGTTTGGTCTTAATGCTGTATTTTGGGGTTTAAAAAAGTTCTTTGTTAGTGCAATGACCGCAATTATCATATTTGTTGTGGTATTTGTTATATTAAGAATATTAGCAACAGTACATCCAGCAGCTGGTGCAGCATTTAGTATATTTAATATGATTGGTTCTGGATTACTAAGTTTGGTAAAAGCATTAACTCCACATGCATTTGAATTGGCTAACTTCGCTTCAAAAGACAAAGTTGATGAATTCAAGTCTCCACTTGTTAAAATAGTTGATGTAATTCAAGAACTAAAAGAAAAACAAAAAGAATCTCCTGATAGAGTATATCCATTGACTGAAGTATTGAAAAGATTTGATAAAGAAATGGATAGTTCCGAAAAAGAATTGATTGATGATATTCTAAAAGAACAAAAGTGGATTAAATAAATTAATATTTATATTTATTATATAATTGTTTTGGATTGTTAACAAATGTTATGTGTTAATAAACTAAAGACGATTATGGATACAAATACAGCACACGTAATATCTCAACAGGTACTAGAATCAACCGCACAAGATATGACAGGCAAATATGTCTGGATGTTCGTAGCGGGATTAGTAATTCTAATGTTTAAATCAAGCATTGAAAAACTTGCCGCGGCACTGTTTATGTTTATTGGGTCCGATTACAAAGAAGATGATGTTGTATATATTGATGGCAAACCCGGCAGAATTGTTCGTGTGGGACTTACAAAAACTGTATTTTTCATATATGACGTAGTAGATGGTAAGGTTGTAGGCGGAAGTAAATTAGTTATCCAAAATGAAAGACTAGCTGGTCTAAACATAGAAAAACCACTACCTCAATTGGATTTAAGCCGTTTCAAAAAAGACTAATTTACTAATTAAACTATGGCTATTAACATTTTTACCCACATCAAACGTGGGTTATACGATAACGTCTACAACTGTATCGAAAAAGAAAAAGTAGATGTCAATCAAAGAGACGATGATACAGGCAATCCACCATTGGTTGTTGCTGTAGAAGAAAATCAAGTGGAAATCGTAAAACTACTGTTAAATCACGGTGCAGATCCCAACTGTAAAGATTGGACCAGTAAAAATACAGCACTGGATGTAGCTGAACAAAAAGGTTTTAAAAATATCGCAGAAATACTACAACAAAGAGGTGCAAAATACAGTAGCGGTAGTAGTTTCCATTTAGCCGCAAAAAATGGTGATATCGTTTCTATTGAAGAAATGTTAGACAAGGGATTTGATATCAATGAAGTTGACGCTGGCAAAGGTTGGACCGCACTACATTATGCAGTAAATTACGGACAAAAACACTTGGTTGAATATCTAATTGTAAGAGGAGCTGATGTTAACAAGAAAGATTTCTTGGGTAAAAATAATCCTATTGACGTACTATCCAATACCAATAGAGGTGACATTGTTAAGTTATTGAATAAGTACGGTGCTAAATCCGCAGGAGGTGTTAGTATTCATTTCTGCGCAGAAACAGGAGATTTTGAAGGTGTACAATCGTTCTTTGATAAAGATGGTAAAATCAATGGCAGAGATGAAAAGAATGGATGGATGCCACTACATTATGCCGTTAACGCTAACGATGTTGATATGGTGGAATTTTTGGTACATTTGGGTGCGAATGTTAACGGTGCAGATTTCAAAGGTGAAATTGCTCCGTTGGATTTGGCATTTAAGACGGGTAATGTAGAAATGCAAACATATCTGCAATCCAAAGGTGCTCAAAGAAAAAAGAAACACGATATTGGTGGTGGTGGAAAAGATGTAAACATATACATCACAGATGAAGTTAAAAAGCAAATTGCATTGTTTGTTGAAAAACGTAATCGTGAAGAAGCTGCAATAAAGAAACACGAAGAAGAACAAGCATCAAAAGAACCAAAGAAAAAAGATGCACCAGCTAAGAAAATTAACTGGAAAGATTTCTTGAAACTTAAAGATATTCCAGTGGTAGAAAAGAAAGAAGAAAAGAAGGTAGAAGTTGTTAAACCCGTCAAACAAGTTGTCAAGAAAGTTGAACAAGTTGATGTAGAAGTCAAATCTGGTAGATTGCAATTGGACGTAGAACAAGAAGGTTATATATTCTTTATGGATATTGTTGCTTATAGTAAGAAAACAACAGATGAACAAAAGAAGGCTTGTAAAGATTTGGGTGCATTGGTTAAGTCTACAATGCAATACAAAACAGCTAATGCGCTTGAAAAGTTAATTATATTACCTACTGGTGACGGTATGGTATTGGGATTCTTTACTTATTTGGAAGATGCAATGAATTGTGCAGTTACTATAGCTAAAGCAGTAAAGGATAGACCGGATTTACAAATGAGAATGGGTGTACATTGTGGACCTGTAATACCAATGGAAGATATTAATGGCAATCTCAATATCAGTGGTGATGGTATCAACTATGCTCAAAGAGTAATGGATGCAGGTGAAAGCAATCATTTGTTGGTTAGTTCAGCAGTAATGTTAAAATATGATAGACCACCATATGTATTAGTAAATGACTTGGGGGATGTGGTTGTAAAACACGGTGTAGTTATGCATTTGTATAGTTTACACGGTAGTGATTTTGGTAACAAATCATTTCCATCTAGTAGAGTAAAGAAAGCAGAACCAACAACAAATAAACCAGTATGAGAACAATGCCTTTAGTAAGACAATATCATCCAAGTATTGTTAATACAGACTTGGATGTATACAAAATAAAGGATAGAGTTATGGCAGCTCCTATAAATAATCACCCTGATCCATTTCAAGTAATAGATAGACTTGGTATCAATAAGATTAATGCTACCAAAATTAGAACTGTAGTATATAATTCCAAAGGTCTTTTTTATATAATATAAATCTTGACAGTTAGAGTTATATGGTTATACTGAAATAATGTCGGAGTATTTTGACCCCACATTAATTTACATCAAAAGCATCAATAAGAATGTTGCAAAAACTCTTATTGAAAAGAATCATTATACACACAAGTGGTCTCTTTGTACTGTAGCTTATGGAGTATACTATAAAGAATATGTAGAGAGTACATTCTTTGGTGGTTTTAACGAACGATTAATAGGTGTATTAGTATATGGAAACGCCGTGGGTAGAAATGCTAGTACCAGTATCTCTTCACTACTTACTAATAACAATGTGTTAGAATTAACACGACTGTGGATTGCAGATGGTTATGGTAAAAATATAGAAAGTTATTGTATAGCTGAAAGCTTTAGATTATTAAATACTGAATATCCCCACATCAAATGTATTCTCAGTTATGCGGATAGTGAAGCTGGACACGCAGGCACAATCTATCAAGCAACTGGCTTTCTATATCAAGGCGATAACTATGTAGATATCGCTATAATGCCTAACTATAGTGTTAGTTTAGTTGGTCCTCCTAACTATGATTGGATACACAGCAGAAGTGTATATTCAAGATGGAAAACACACAGCGTAGATAAACTAAAAGAACGTATTGGTAGAACATTCTGGCGCAAACGAGAAAGTGGTAAACATCGTTATATCAAGTTTATCAGTAACAAAATAGAAAATAAAAAGTTGACTAAATCTCTTAAACATAAAGTTCTACCTTACCCCAAAGATACTTCGTTCAAAGAAGAAGTACAAGAAATCGTTGTAACATCTACCAACGAATTTTTCGAATAAAAATATGAAAGACTATATTACATTAAAGGATGTAAAATCCAGATACAAAGAAGATTTATTATTCGTAAAAACAAACCCGAAACTGTTTATTATTAATTTATTTACGCAAAATAAACAATTTAGACATTGGGAATATATGTGGATCAAAGTAATAATTGGACTTATAAGATTATACTTTGTAAGTTTTATATGTAGATGTAAATTTTGGATTGTTTGTATTTTAAGTGGACATTTTCCTTGGGAAATAAAATAAAACTAATATTTTCTTTTATGTAATTTGATCGTGGTTAATGATACTCCATACTTCTCACTTAATGCATTGTTAGTAAAACTACCACTCTTTAAATCATCAACAAATTCATTCTTTCTAAGCGCAAAATTTCTCTTTTGTTCACTAATCTTACGTTTCATTTCATCACTCATAGCACCACGCTTTTTGCCTTTTAATCCATTATCATAACTGTAATTAATATTACGATTAGCCAATTTGTCATTTCTCTCCTTGTACTTAAGTGTACCACTGTCAATACCATACTTGTCAACAAACCACTCCAAAGTATAACGTCCTACAGCACGATCACGTTGCCTTTCTTTAGCCTCATCACTATGCTTTTTACCGTGCATAGGATTTTTAGCTCCTAGATTAATATCAGATAGTAACTGACGAGTTTCTTCTTTATCAGGATTATGTGTAAAATTATCGCCTCCACTTGCGGTTGGGGTAATATTATAACCTATATCACGCATATAGGGTTTAAACATATCTAAATAAAATTGTTCTCGTTTAAACAATTCACATTCTATTACATTTTCTAATATAATAAATTCAAAACTGTTTTCCCCGTAAAAATCCCAAGCGTGTTGTAATTTAGGATTCTTATGTTTATTCTTTTTTAAATCATTTTTATGTTCCCACCAACGACGATCAATATCTTTAGCAGAACCAATATAAAACTTGCCATTCTTAACATTTGTAATTTTGTATATACCACTTTTCATATAATATAAGTATATACAAGTTCTATGGTAATGTCAATTATTTTTTATTAGTGCAAGAAAAAACCCCAACTTTCGTTGGGGTTTTTGAGTTATTTTATTTCTACTAAGTATTATACGGTATCGAGATCGCCGATAATAACTTTTCCATAGAACTCTGGGCGCACTACCTTCTTAGCGTAGCGGGTCATTACGCCTCTACGTGGAGTGAAGTTCACTGGATCATAGACCAATGGAGTTTGGATTAGTGGGATATATGGAGCATATACAGCACCGGTTTCTAGGAAGTTGTTTCCACGGAAACCAACCAATACTACGTTATCGGTCATGTATGGGTTCTTGTAAACTTGGAAGCGAGAAGCAAAGCTACCAACGCGGCTTACGCCCATTGCGAACTTAGCTTGATCACCATCAGTGTTTACTACATATCCTGGGATTGATTCTAGGATAGTTGCAACGTCTGGACTTACGACCAAGAAGTTTGCACCACCACGTAGGGTCAATTTTTGGATTGTGTTAGATACCTTTTGGATCTTGTTTCCAAGAGTTTGGAACCAAGTGCTCTTTACGTAAGCAGTACGGTTTGGTGAACTGTTTGCATTACGTGTGAAGATTGCTTCACCAGTAGTTGCATTCAATCCCTTGCTGAATTCAACACCGATTTGGGCGGACCAAGCTTCGGTTGTTATGCCTTGAACGGCTTCGTTCAACATGTCTAGGATTTCAAGATCGATTTCCATAGATACATATTCACTCAATAGAGCAGTAAGTTCTGCTTCTGCGTCGATGGAGTGATATGCGTTCAAGTCTTGAGCCAATTCTGGGGTCCAGACTGCTTTCAACTTACGGGTCTTAGCAACGATTGGTTCGCTGTTTAGTACCAAGTTTACTTCTGGGATACTGATATCAGTATCGATGCTTTGTGTAGGAACGTTACCAGCGGTACCGGAACCTTCACCTGGGGTCTTACCAGCTTCGAAGTCACCACGTAGGTTATCGGTAGGTTGTAGACTATAGATCAACTTAACGTTGCTTGCTGCACCACCGAATGCGCTATTAGAAGCGGATACGATATATACGGATTGATAGAATGGATTGCTCAAACTACCAGTGTTAATTGCTTTTGAATAGGTGTTCAATACCAAACCATTGCTTCTTAGAGAAGTTGGTGCAACTGAACCTGAAATCAAGTTGAATGAACGTACTGCGTTCAAGTCAACGTTGTACATATATCCTTGACCAGCAACACCAGTGGTGTTGTCGTCGTGGTTCAAGATAACCTTGAACAACTTCTTAGCTACGACAGATGCGCTTAATTCAGCAGCAAATTGAACGTCGTTCCAAGAAGCGGTTTGGATGGTGTTACCAGTTGCGGTTGCAGTTGCACTCTTAGCTAGGGTAATAGCAGAGCTACTTACTGGACGAACTGAATAAGCAAAAGCACCTTGACCGTATAGACCACGTACTGCGTCATCAGTTGAACCCAACTTCTTACCTGTACCACCAAACAAACTGTCGTTCAATTGCTTACCTGCACGGGTAGTTACGGAACTACCGTTGTTCAAGTTACGCAAATCACTACCAGGAGCGGTTGTACCATACTTGAAGTCTAGATAGAAAATTAGACCAGATGGTAGATTCATTGGTTGTACGCTGACGAATTCCTTAGCGGCGATTTCAGCGAATACACGACGTACCAATGGTAGAGCTACACCAGCCCATTGTTCTGAACTGGTAGAGGTACCGGTGGTGGTTGCTTCGTCAAGCAATTGTTTTGCTTGGTTTTCCAATAGGATTGACATATGTGCTTTTTCAACACCTTGGCAACCTTCTAGGAGGCCTGTCTTTTCCCACTTGGATTGTAGTCCACGTGTTTCAGCCATCAATTTGGCTTGTGGATTCATATTTCCTGTCAATAGACTTTTTACATCCATACTCATATTTTTGTTTCTTTCTATATTAATTACTGTTAGGTTTTTACTCGCAAACTAATTACTTCTTGATTCCTGCGAGTTTTTGGAATCTTGAAGCCATTACTTCAGCTTGAGGTTCTACAATGGTAGAATCAGGCTTTGTACTGGATACTGGTTTGCTTGCCAAACCTTCGGTGATAGTTTGAGCAGTTGTATTGGTCTTTTTCTTGACAACTGATGCACCGGAATTAAGTGATTCGGCTAAAACTGTATATGCCAACTTGACTTCACGAATATTCTTGGTCAAGTCGAAAGTGTTGATGATCTTCAACTTTTGATCTTCGGTAAGAGCTTTACCTTTGAACAATTTGTTGGTGTAGAGCAACTTAGCATTCAATAGATTTGTTTCAGATAGAACACTCTTCAAATACTTTACAGTCTTGATGTGTTCGCTCAATTGAGACTTTAGTTGTTCGTTTTCTTCGTTGATAGCTACTAGAGCTTCTGCCATTTCTTCAGCGGATACTTCTTCTGAGTATTCACCTTCTGAAGGAGATGGAACTTGAGCTGGGGCTGGAGCTGGTACTTCAGCAGCTGGAGCGGCTGGAGCAACAGGAGCTTCTGGAGCTGGAGCAGGTGCTGGTGCAGCTGCTGGATCTTCGCCTTCTAGTTCTGCTAGAAGTTCGTCTAGATTAATTTCTTCTTCCATTGAATCATCAGATTCACCGGCATCGTCGGAATCTCCTTCGGATACTACTTCACCTTCTAGTTCTGCTAGAATTTCGTCTAGTTCTTCACTAGTTACTTCAGCACCTTCTTCAACGGCAGCTTCTTCTTCAAGCTTTACGTCGAATTCTTGCTTACCTGCTGGAGTTGTGTTTTTATTTGAAGCTGGTGATGGTTTGGTTGGGTGTTGTTTTGTAGCAACATTGCTGTCATCCTTACCAATGTTAGAAGATGCAAGTTTTTCTTCAATCTTGCCTTCTTCACCTTCTGGTGCTTCGGTTTCTTCTGCCATTTCTTCCTTGAGTTTATCTGCAAACATTTCTTTCATACTGTTTGCAAAACTTTCTTCGAGGAAGGTCTTTGCATTTGCCAATGCTGTTTCACGTACAGCCTTTGCATCCGCAATGCTTTCTTTTAATAGATCGCTCATAATTATATTTCTGCCTTTCTTATTGTTATTTGTTGGTGAAGCTATTGAAGAACTCCAAAGAAGATAAATGTATGTGACATCAAAGAATGATGTATTTGAATAATAAATATAATTTAAAATTGAAACAAATGAAAATATTTTATATTTATTGATATATGCCTGCAAAAAGCGAAAAACAAGCCAGACTATTTAGATTGGTAAGAGCACTACAAAAAGGTGGAATCAAATCAAAAGAAGTTTCACCACAAGTTCGTAAGATGGCACGTACCATCAAACCAAGTAGTGTAAAACACTTTGTTAAATTGAAAGAAATATTGAAAAGTCTTAATGAAGCAGAATATTCATTAAGTGATTTTGATATCATTAAAGGCAAATCATTTAACCAAGTGCTAAAAGAAAATGAAGGTATTGCGTTTACTAAAAAAGAAATGTTAACTTTTCAAAGTAAACAAGCGGGATTTAGTGGATTTGGAAAAACAAATTTTATTCCTAACCCACCAGAAAATACAAAAATAGAAACTGAAATATTTAGTAATGGTAGTACCAAGAAATATGTGTTTAAAAAGCTCATAGATCAAAAAAATGAAAATTTAATTGTATATGCTTGTTTTATTCAAAGATCTTATCCTGATAAACCAGACAAAGAAATATTCAGTATGTTAAGTACTGCTTTGGATAAGAATAAAGATTCTGAACAAACAAAAACCCTATCTGACTTTATAGATAGAATTAACTCTTATGGCCTATAATTTCAATCCAAATCTAGCTAAACATATGAATTCCACAAAAGACAATTATAAGTTTATAAAAAGAACTGGGGACGAAACTCCATATTCCAACCCAGATGTGCGTTCTATGAATAATAGCTACAACAATTATAAGTCTCCAAAATTAATTAACTTTATAAACAATGATAATTTTGAAGAAGAAAAAATGTTTAAGTTAGAAGATATAGATAATCCAAACGGATGGGATTTTACGGAAATTGATATATTGGGTGAAATGAATTTTCGTATAGATGATGAATACAGAATGTTTTCTGAAATAGAAGTTCCATCTTTAGATATGGTCAACGAGAAAAGAAAAACCTTCGTCTATAAAACAGACGAAGGTTATGTGATAGAAGCAAATAGAAGATACGTTTTTGAATCGTTCGATAAAATGTTGGAATTTATTGATTCGATACCGATGAGTTAATAGTGCCTTCTTGTGGTTTTGGATCAGTGTGTACTTGGTCGGCAATTTCAAAATAACGTTCCAATCTCATACCAACTTGTTCATACAACATTTCAAGTTGTTTTTCAATTTCTTTCATTTTGTTGGCTTCTTCATACATTTTGGCAGCGTCTCTTTTGATTTCTTTCATATCACGTTCAACCATTTTGGCTTGCATCCAGTCGCCACATTCTTTAATTGCGTAGCGTTCTGCTAGATTAACAGCCTCCATAATTTTTTGTGCAGTTTCATATACACAATCGGCTTTTAATCCCTTGCGATATTCATTATAGGATCTAATAGCACCAACCATTTTTGACTTTTCTTCTTTGGTAAGTGGACTATAAGCTACTTCAGTGGAATTTTCTAGTAAATGTTTTAATTTCATACTTTATAAATATTATAATTCTGATAGAATGTTGTGAATAATTCTTTCTACATTACCGTATGGGTTGACAATTGTTCTTTGTTCTACACTTTCATTGATTTTGCCTTGAGGATACATAAAGGCACCTTGTGTACTAGGATTGCTTACAAAGTCAAATGCGATCAAATCAAAATCGTCTTGTACAATGTCGGCACCTTCTCTCATATCTTTTTTAACACTGCCTAATCCTCTGCTGCTAATACCTAATAAAATTCCAGATTGCAATAAATCTCTAAGAATATTACCACTTGGTGTGGGCAGTATTTCAACTGTTCCAACCAAATCTTTGTCTTCCCAACCCATATCAACAATGTTGTGACTAACGTTCTTTAAGTTAACCACGCTGCTTTCTGGATGATCCAACTCACCCATAGCACGACGTTGTTTTACGAAGTTTTGCATATACTTTTCAGCTTCACGCTTTAGTACATCTTCTGGGTACACTCTTCCATTTTGATTCTTTGCATCCGCACGTTGTAATACGCCGGTTACGTATAGTTTTCCATCTTTAAGAGATTCATTTAAAGATGTCTTTTTAAATTCAAATGGTAATATGTCTATCAATACTTGTTTCATATATGTGTTAAGCTTTAGGTTGTGTTGTTCCTGGTTGTTTTGATTGATCTGGTTGATTTGCAACAGTTGCGTCTTGCTTATCTGCGGTTATTGTGTTTTGTGGAACAACATTTTGTTGACTTTGAGGGTCAACCAATGCTTTTGATTTAGCAACTTGATATTGATCTTTTGGTTTCAAATTATCAGCATTACCTAAAATTTTAAGTTTAAATCCTGGCTTGATGAAAAATTTAGCTACTTTTTGTTTATTTTCTTCACGACCAATTATTATAATAACGTATCTGTCGTAGTAATAATCAATAGCAACACCAGTTACATTTATAGTATAATCTGTCTCAGGTTGTTTATATCCTTTACTGGCTCTAACTACGATTTTCTTACCTAAAATTTTGTCTTGGATTGTTTTTTGTAGATTGTTCTTTAATGCCTCGGTTGAACCTTTTAACTTGGTATCAAATGCTGTAAAATCAGGCAATACATCATATGTTTTTAAATCTACAGATGGTGAAGGTTCGGCTTGCTTTGGTTGTTGAGTTGGAGGTTGAGCAGGTGACGGTTGTGGAACAGAAGCTTTCTGACCTTCTTGTTCATATTTTAAACCATTAAAACCTTCAGTAAATGGTAAACTTCCTTGTTTATAACCAATCAAATTTGGATCTAAATTTGGATCATTATGTTGAACCAATCCATTTTTATCTGTATATGTATCTCCCAATTCAATTGATTGAGCAGGAGTACTATATGCTGGTTCACTATACATTTGATTTTCCAACTTATAATTAGGACTTCTTTTAATTGGCTTAGCTAATTTATATCCCAATTGTGTGTATGTATCTGGTCTTGCTCCTCTTTTGGAAAAAGCAAATGGAGTTCTTGCAGCGTCACCACCAACAGCAACTGGACCAGAAGCAACAGGTGCGGTACCTGTTGTACTAGCTTCATTTTTAACCTTTAGGTTGGTTAAAATCTTTTTAATCTTTTGTTTAAGATTTTGCTTCATTTTTGACATCAATCTTTTTAATTTCTTCTATCAATTCGTATACATTTAACAATGAAGTCAATTGATTTTCTTTAATTACGCCAACACAAGATTTTGTTGAAAACTGACTAATAACTTCATTTATTTTAATTTTAACCACTTCAGAGGTAACATTCTTCACTTGATCTTTTAATACTCCACTTATTCTCTTGTACTCTTCGTTGACGTATTTTGTAAATTTACTGGAGTTGGAAACATTAGTAATATATTCTTTTAGAAGTTTCTTTTGATCTGGCAAAAGATTGTTGTATTTGGTATTGAAGTTTTCAATCAAGAATTTATAGGCCAACAATCTAACTTCAGCACTTTGATTTCCATAAACATCCATCATTTCTTGTTCTGACTTCTTTTCTTTTGTTAAGCTCTCAACAATATATTCTCTTGATTCTAACAATTCAGATACATCAAACTTGACTTCACTTTTATCTTGATCTTCAAATAATTTGTATATAGAGGCGTATAACTTATAATTTGGAATTTTATTTTTCAAAAATTCGTCTATATTATACTTCTCTTTTATTTCTTTAATTATGTTGTACTTTTGCTTGTTCAATTCGCGTTCATCTAGTTTGGAACGTGTTTGCAAAACAACATTCAAAAGACGTTCAGCGGAAGAAGCATCTTTGCTTTTTTGTTGTAGGATGAAATTGTAAAGTTGCACTTCTTTTCCTAGTTCTTTGCTTTCGTGAAAATACTTGAACATCAGATTTTTGGTAAATGATTCATCTCTCCCCGCTAGAATGTCGGCTGTTATTTGTCTAGTGAGTAGTTCAAACAATATTCCAGCATTCTTGAATTTCGAATGTTTTGCTTTCTTGTGCATATTATTTATTATTATTTATAAATATAATCAATGTGGTTAAATATGTAGGAATTATACTATTCTTTTATATTTTGTTCATCCATAAAAGATTTTTTACTTCCCTCTCGTAATATTTCTTTTTCTTGGTCTAAAGTTTTTAGTACATCGGTCAATCCTTTAATAGATTCTAGTGATAGCGGAGACTTGTTTTTATACTTGTGCGTCACAGACAAATCACTACGTCTATTGTTTTCTAATGTACCCAATGGATCTTCGCCAAATCGATAATCACGTGCATCTTTTCTACCAGTTTGATCACGTTCTGCTAATTTTGGGGGTGTTGATTTTTCCCCACCAGTTTCACCACCTTTTGGTTCGCCTCCACCTGGCGGTTCTCCGCCTGGCTCACCGCCAGCTGGCTCGGCGCCGCCTGGTTCACCACCTGGCCCACCACCGGATCCACCGGCTCCTTCTTTATCGTCCTTGTTTAAGAATGATAATGCTGGATCATTGCCTTCTTCTTCGATTTGTTTAAATCTATATGTACCTTTAGCATCATCGATAAGTTGTTTTTGCAACTCAATCATATCTTGATCTGATAAACCAAAAATATTTTCATAGATCCACTTCTTAGAAAATACTTTTTGTTCTTGCATATCTTTGGAGAGTTCGACTTTGCTTTTATATACGTCGATCTTTTCTTTTTCAAAGATAGTAGATGGATTGGTCAATTCCAATGTAAAATCGACCAACGATTCATCTCTATATCCTTGTGAATATAAATGAATAACCGCAATCTTATTTAACTCACTTACAATAATACGTTGAATACGTTGAACAGTTCTAGCAAAACGTATATCTTCAGCTGCCAATGTAGCTTTACCGCTTAGACTTTCATCATAACCTAAAAATGCTTTGGGAATCTTAAGCGCTGCCATCATTTTGTTACGCAGATATTCAATATCATCAGTACCTGTCCATTCTAGACCAGACAAGTTTTCGATACTTGTACCACTATCACTACCACGAACTGGCAAGAAAAAGTCTTCTACCATGTTCTGCAAATTGAATCTTAAATTGTAGTCGCCTGTTTGTTGATCCAAATATGGTACTTTTTTCATTTGATCCATAATGCGTTGCATATGGTTATCAACTTCATTTGGAGGAATATTACCGATGTCAACCTTGAAAATACGTTTTTCAGGAGCACGCATAATACGATGAATTAACATTGCGTCTTCCATCAAACTCAATTGTTTCCATACGCGACGAGCACCTTCTAAAGAACTTTTTCCGTATGGCAAAAAGTTACTATCACTCAACAAACGAAAATGTGCAATTTGATAATTTTCCAGATCTTCTAGTTTATTACCATATGGAAGGTTGACTTGGAACTTAACAAAATTCTTATTTGATAAATGTGCGTTTTCTACACGGGTTACATAATAAGTGCTCAATGGTTCTACCAAATAAACACCATATTCAGGGCTAATATGTAAACGTAGATAAAAATCTCCGTATTTGACCATACAACGAGTCCAACTCCAAAGATTGAATTCGATGTTTAAAATGTCATAAAACAAATTGTGTAGAATTTGCTTGATTTCATCGTTGGATGATTTGATATGAATTACTTCACCCATTTCATTTCTAGTTGTACATTCATCTGCATAGATATCCAATGCAGATGCTAGAATTGGATCCATATCCATTGTATCATAATCACGAAATAGTTCTACACGACTACTTTGATATGATAAATTGAAATCTCTTGTGTATTGATTATATGAAGTGGTGCGTAATCTATTAAAACGATCTCTTAAACTATTACGATCTGTAGCATACTGAATTTCGTCAGTATCAATTACTTTTAATTTTTTACCACCGATATTACGAACAATTACATCATTTGAAAACAAACGTTTCAAACGTGCAAATAATGAACGATTGCGTAATTCTTGAAAAGATTTATCTGCCATATTATTCTAGTATATAAGTATTTACAACAACCAAGTTAAACTTTCTTTTTTGTCATTTACAGTAAATTCCATCGTCTTTTGATGATCAGGTACAGTGCTTACTTGTTTTGGCACAGTTATTTGACTTGTTACTTTTGATATTTTAGAAACCATTGCTTTATTATAAGCTATTTGTTCGTTTCTAAGTTTTAAAGCTGTTTCACGAATCCACAATCCAATGCCTAGTGACATAACTAAATCATCATTATATCCCTTCATAGCCTCAGCTTTAGCTCCATTCCATATAAACACATTCAATTCCTCATAAAGTCTTTTAGACTTGATTATAACACCTTTTTCTCTAAAAAAGTTTTCTAGTTTACTAATGATTAATGGTCTATTTTTACTAGTGGTTGTAAATCCGGCCACTAATTTTTTGTCCGCCGAATTTAATTTATTAGTATATGTTTTTTCCACATCTATAACAGTTAAATCAGCTGCACTATAAAATGTATTTTGATAATCTCTATCTATAATTTGTTGAAGTGTAGCCCAACCCACGTTATTGTTTTCCACGACTAATAACGCATTATTATATTCAGTTGCAACACTTACCAACAAGTTTCCATAATCCTTGGTAGTTAATTGTCCTTTATATTCCGCAACTTGTTCCAATGTTTCTATGTCAAAGATATGAAATGCGCTATAATCTGCTCCATCTCCTCTCGCACAGTCGGCCGTTAATATGTAATTTTTACTATAATTTGGATAATCCCATATCCAAAAATCTTGATTATTACCACGTTTTTCAATTGGATCTTTAATATAAGTTTGTTTATAAAACTCTAAAATATCAATACTCACAACTTGATTACCAGATGTACTAAAATCACAATCACATTCTTGCGCTGCACCTTTTACACCTGACAATTCTGTTTGTTTATCTCTCCAAGCTTGATCTCTTTCTGGATGTAGATGCCATGGTAATCGTATTGTTTTAAAGTTGTTCTTACCTTCTTCAGCTTCTACCCACGTTTTATGAAAGAAATTACCAACACCATTTGGCGTACTTAATATAATAGCTCTACCACCAGTAGACAGTGTATATTGTGATGACAACCAAATTTCTTCAATACCGTCAATAAATGCAGCTTCGTCAATGATTAGTAAAGATAGTGCGGATGATCGACCAGCGGTACCAGCAGATGATACTGCTTTGATTTGCGATCCATTTTTTAGACGTAATGAAAGACGATTGTCTTCTACACAGGGAACTTTTAACCAAGACGGCAAGTTATCATTAGCAAATCTAACTTTGGTAACGATTTCTTTTGCGGTTTCTTGAGTAATACTAATACAAAGAATATTCTTATCGTTATGGAATGTCATTAACCACAAACTATAAGCTGCTGTAAGAGTACTAATACCCATCTGACGACTTTTTAATACAATATTAAGACTATTATCTACGAAGTCTGATAGAGTTGTCTCTTGAAAAGGAAACAATTCAAAGTTACAAGTACCACGAATAGGATGTTGGATCTTAACATACTTTTTCATAAAGTATATTGGATCCTCAATACACTTCTTATACTCTTGCTTTATTATTTCTCTTAGATTTGGCTGACTCATACTTTTCTTCGTAATCTTTTATCTTAGCGTTTAGTTCTTCTAAACGTTTATAGAGTAGTTCTAAATCTTTATTTAGATCCTCTAGTATTTTATTATAATCTTGAATGCCTTCCCATCTTTCAAATGAACCATCTTCTTCTAAGAATTCAACTGGTTTTCCTTGATTTTCTTCGCAGAACTTTTTACTTTCTTCAAACTTTTTCTTATAATCTTCCAAAATACTACGTTCATTTTTTAAATCCTGAAGTTCGTTATATACGTCGAACATTCCGATTAATTTAAGATTTGTTTGGAAATCAATAAAACAATCGTAGCAATATCCTGTTTTGGGCCAAACACGATCATCTAAATAATTGCCCCAACGAACATCCATCTTACAACATTTACAACGTTGTTCATTGATAATCGTAGCGCGTTTTTGAACTCTACGTTTACTACCATTTTTCCAAACCCATTTACGTCCTTGACCATCCTCCCACTCTTCACCTTCTTTACGGGTTGAATTTTCCAAATTAGAATCATATCCTACTTGGACGAATGGACGAACGCCATCAACATAATCTTTAACAATATCAAGATTGCTTTTACCTAATGCTCTTTTCATAACAAATATGTATTTATTTTATTTCTTAAACTTACTTTCCAAACCTTTTATAATAAAACTTCCTGTAATTTTGAAAGGATTGTTATAAATATTTGGATCTCTAACCACGATTCCTTCATGTTTATCTAAGTCACCAATCTCACTAGTAGCATTCTTTAATACTTCATCTCCTAATTTGATAGTGGTTAAATAAACAATGGTATCATTTATAATCTTTTGAACGTCTTGACCGGCAAAATCTTGCGTAATATTTTTGCTGTTTGAAGCATTAATAAATTGTTCACGGGTGATAAGTGGAAGATCGATTTTTACATTTTTTAACCAGTCTTTTAATGACTTGGTTTCAGCAACTTCTGTAGGATATAATGTTACTGGTTCTCTCAATACTTTGGCCAAATTTGGATCCGATTTAAATGATGTACCAACGCTGCCTAGTACTTTGAATCCATACTTCATTGCAACCTTATTTAATTTATTGATGTAGGACTGCATTGCCGCTTTATCATACGGTATTTCAACAGCAACACGGGATTTTACACTACCATCCTTACCAAATGTCTTTGGTTTGATCTCTTTTAAGCCATGAATTGCTAAAAAGTTTCCAATATCACCATAACCAACTACGTTTGTTGTACCTTCTACATATTCAATATTAAACAATATATTTGGATTGTTCAACAAGCCCAACTTTTTTAATTCGGATTTGGTACTTGGAATCGCTTCATCGAAAATATTGATTACTTTAGTTCCAATATTAATAAATCCATGACCTGGTTCAAATCTATTTGGCAAATCTTCGGGTCTCATGCCCTTAATATCAAGTGGTTTTGCTGATCCACGATCCATTACAAATTGGCTGTTTATCATACGGATACTTGCATTAACACCGTCAATCTTTACACTACCGGCGCCTTGCTTCAGAGACTTTACTGCTTTCGCAAATACACCTACCAATTTAGCGCCAGTATTTACAAAATCAAATGGATGTGCCATATGTCCACCTGCGCCGCCTTCTTGTATTACCTCACTTAAAATGTTATTTAGTCTTATCATATGGTTTTAAAAATGTTTTATCAAATACAGTAATTGCTTTTTTGTAAGAACTCTTAGTTTCGTCTAAACTATTATTAGTAAATTGCCAATTCCAAAATAATTGGTCTGGTGTTTTGAATCCAAAAAACTGAAGTACTTCTTTTTGTGTTTGTGTAACATCTTTGCCATTCCAATTTTGTCCAGTTGCAATGAATCCTGAATCAATATTTTTAACAATATTACTTTCTCCCAACGTAGAATGTCTGTTTTCAATCCAAGTCAATCTTTCGATCAATTTTTGATAAAAACCATTGGCTTGACCCCATCTCACACTAGCAAAAAATAAAACGGTATCACTTTCAAATAGCTCTTTACTTACTTTCCATAATTCATCGTTCTTATTATTAATACTAGCCCAACAACGATGTTCTCCTGTTGGGTTTTTTTCTTTATCTTTTAAAGATGAATCTTTTGTACCACAATGATTTCCCCATTTTGACGATACATTGCCCTCACACGGAACTATATTTAATTTGGTAGTATCTATCAATGATACTTTTTCTTTACCTAATAATTCTTGCATTTTAATTGCTAATTGTGTACTCTTAGCAATATCGTCTTTGTGACCACTCCATCTATTACTGGTAGTTAACAATAGTACTTTGTTCTTGGTACGTAAATAATCTATAGTCTTCTTGTATTTACGAGCATAAAGATCCATATCTTGCTCGCTTTGAGGAAGTTTGGCTTCTAATAATAAATCGTTTAAACTAATCATTTTGATAATTGGTATAAAATTATTTGTTTGTTTTTTTAACGCAGTTGGGATATTTTTTACCAAACAATGTTTTCATACCTTTTTGCGTATATCCCTTCCAACATTTCTCTTCTATATTATTTTCAACCACTCCATATCCAGAACCATATGGAGATGATTTACCAGATTCTGGATTGGATGTTTCTTTATTTAATTTTATTGTTTTTGCTTTTGAGGCCTCTTTACGTTGTATAGCATAGTCTAAAGCACTTTTCAATCTGCTTTTAACATTTGGATCTTTAGCATTTTGATAAGCTGCTCTAACTCTCTGATGTATAAGATTTATAATTTGAGATTGTCTTTTGTGACTTTTTGATTTAAAACCACTACTAGCTAGTGTATCTTTAATGTCTTGGGATGTTTTAAATTTTACTCTAACCGTATCCTTCGGATTTTCATCGGTATATAATCGTCTATCAGATCCTTTTGGCTTTTTACCAGTTCCAACTTTTGGATCAGACTCAGATAAAACTTCATTTAAAATGTCAGTTAAACTAATCATTTTGCTAACTCGTCTAGTTTATTTTGCATTGTCATACCACGAATGACTTCAGGTGTGCCGCCATTGTCTCTATTAAAATAACGTTTATAATTGCTTAGTGCAACGTCTAATCTAGCCTTATCAATTGGTTCTTTTGATAAAATATCCTTTACCATTTTTAAGTTATTAACTACCAAAACATTTGTGTCATCGATTACCTTGTCAATTAACTTTAAAAGAGATGGATCTACGGCGTTTTTAACTTGTGGGTTAGTTAAATCCTCAACGATTCGTGTTAATAGTATCATAAATATAAATATACAGATCAAACAAAAAACCCCGCTTATTTCTAAGCGGGGTTCTGTTTAATTTTCTTTATCCTAGATTAGGCAGAAAATTGAGCGCCCGTTGGGAGTATATTAAAATCGAGTATAATAAACTCAGCGGTTCTAGTTGGTTGGATATAGATTTGTCCGTAGAGGATGTTACGATCAATCAAGTCAGGAGTATTGTTTTCAGCATCCATCTTGACTTGGAATGCGTAGATACCGTTACGTTGTTGTACTGATTCCAAGTATGGTGTTACGATACTCAAGAATCGGTTACGTGTAGAAGCAACATTTTGTTCAAACACCAAGTAGTTGCTTGAACTTGCGATAAACTTCTTCAAGTTGATCAACAAGCGGCGAACATTGATGCGATCCAAAGCGCTTGGAGCAATTTGTAGAGTCTTTTGACCCCATACACAAATGCCTTGGCCTGGGAATGCTGCGATTGGATTTACACGACCTTCATATAGTTCATCACGTTCACTGTGAGTTACTCTGTCGAGTACTTGTACAGCGGTTGGAATACCACCACGGTTTAGACCGGCTGGAGCATACCATTCAGCAGCAGCATTATCGTTAGCAGCATAAACTGCTGGTAACACTACTGAAGGTGGAACACTAATAATCTTGTTGGTATTAGTATCTAGGATCTTAACCCAAGGATAATAAGTACCTACATAGTTACTATCAATTGTAGCTACAGTGTTAATTGCGGCATCAATCAATCCTACAGTTTGGTTACTTGCTGGGAACACTACGTTATCCATAATGTAGAAACAGTCTTGACGAGTTTCGCACATATCGATTACTAGTTCAGTTACGTAACTGTGTTGTTCACGGAAGATACCTGGAGTTACGATCAAGTTGATATCAAATTCATCTGGATTACCGATTGCAGCAATTGCTTGCTTATAAGCGATACTACCTGGACTATTGATATTTGTACAATCTAGACCTTGTGTATTACCAGCGGTAATGTCACTGCCTACATTGATTGGAATTGCTGGCCATTGACCTTCAAATCCACCTTGGAAACCTACGATAAACTTACGTAGTTTAACGTATGTAGATTCATTTACAGCATCATATGTACTTGGGATACTACCACTCAATGTTGGTGATAGTAGTGAACCAGTACTTACATATGTACCTTGAGCATAGAATTTACTGTTTGTAGTACCCCAAACTTTATCTTCTAGATCGAAGTCAATGTTTGTACCATTGCTATCTGAAGCACCATAATATGGTAGTGGCTTGAAGTATTGTTTAGTGTTATTTTCTACACCAACACCAAATGAAGATGTTGGATATAGTGCTTGGATTTCAGTATCAGTTCCTGGAACACTACCGAATACTGTACCAGATGGATACTTACCAGGTCCGAGACCATAGATACTTGCTTTACTGTATTGTACAGCAGGTACATAGTTGCTTGCGGTACTATCAATTGGAGTACTATATGATTCAAATCCGTATGGTACGCAACTTACTGGGTAAGAAACGTCACTGGCTTCGATTCTGATATACTTACTCAAATTATTGAAATCGCCAAATTGAATTAACTTACCAGCATAAGTGATATATGCGTATCTGTTACCAATTCTACGAGCAACATAATTTGCGGATTCTGGATCCAAATTCAAGTTTTGGAAGATTTCCAAATACTTTGGCTTCTTATCAGTATCGCTATAAGCACGTACTGCTAGTGTGAAACTACCCCATTCACTACCTGGAACTGTTCCTGCCAACTTAACATTACTAATTTCAATCTTGAACTTAGTGTTGCTCAATGTACCGTCACTCAAAGTGTGAACCTTGAACAACTGGAACTTGGTTGGAAAAGCAGCTACATCGGCGCTACCTTTAAATGGAGCAATCTTTTGACTGTAGATCCAAGGAGTAGAAGCATTGGTGATACTGAATTGACTATCACCGTTATTCAAATCAGTGCTATATTGATCAACAAACTTTAGAGGTTCGCCAACAATTGAACTTCCTGATAGGTTACTTGTACCAACTTGTAGTCTCCAACCATAAGCGCTGGTCTTTTCAGCTACGAACTTCTTGATGCTATCTTCGAATAGTACGTAGTTGTAAGCAGCTTCAACTTTTTGACCAGCAATTTGTTTGTTAGGATTACCAACAGTTGGGTCTACGCCAAATACATCTTTGATGTAATTATTGTCGTTTTCATTCAAACTGAAGTCGTAGTAACCGTATGTACCAGCACTTGTACCACCGGCTGGATTTGTGTAACTATACTTCAATGCCAAGTTGTAAACATTTTCATTAGGATTAATTACACCCTTGTATGGGAATGTGCTACTTGTTAGTTGAGTCAATGTTGAGGTATTGAAACCAAATACTTGATAATCACTGGTGAATTGTGATGAAGCATTTTGGGTGTTTGCCAATACTGACAAGATCATCTTTTGACGACCTGTTAATACTGGATTACATTGATCTGCGCTTGGATTATCTTGATTTGTGAATCCGCCATTATATTTACCAAAGGAACCACTTACCACACCTCTTACTTGTAGACCAGCTACACAAGTTCCAACACCACGTAGTGAATGGAAACTACCACTTTCAAGTGTCAATGGTGTGCCTGCTTGAACATTGAAGTTGGTTAGGTTATAAGCGATAGTACTATTGAAATAAGATGAACTTACTAGATCAACGGTTGTTGTACTTTCGTCGAATGCGGTAGCTACAGCGGTTTCATTATCAATATTTGTACCTTGTAAACTTGATGTTAACAAGAAGAATGAAGTTCCAACTGGTTTTGCATTGCCGTTTGCCAATGTACTGGTTGTAAACTTACGTACTAATATTCCTGATGAAACTGTACCAATGTCTACTACTTTACCAGCATACAAGATGCTACCACTCAATGATCCAACTCCATCAACGTCTGTTGCGGTAACAGTACTAGTTGCTGCAGCAGATCCAAACTTAACGTTTAATGATCCACTAATAATCATTCTGGAGATATCAATGCGTTGTACCAATTGAATCGAAGAACTTAATCCAGCACCACTCAAACTTGCAGTTGCAAATGAGAAGGATGAATTTGCGTCATAATTGGCAAAAACCAAACCAAATGTATTTGGTGCGGTAAATGAGGCGGTTAAGTAACTATTATTTGAACTATCAAATGTTAGTTTGTACTTACTTGAACCACCGCCACCGACAGTAACGCTACCGCTTATACGTGATTTTTCAAAATCAAATGCGGCTAAAGCGTGATCTACTGAAGATCCTGCTTTTGCAACTTTACCGTTTCTAGCTACAACTGAGCTACTAAATAGTTCATAGTGTCTAGTAGAAGTTACTTTGAATACTTTACCCAAACTGGATGAAGTTGACAAAGAAGCAGATAGTGCATTTACACCTGTCAAACTACCCAAACTTGCTAAGAAAGAAGCAATTTCTGATGTAGTTACTCTAGAAAATGTAGCTGAACCGGTTATTGTACTTCCAGTTGAACCCTTGATTTCAGCTGATCCTGTAATGTTGATTGCGGAACTGCTTTGTTGATACTTAACGTTTGATACATAGTTAGTAGTATCAATGTACATAAATGAAGCTGTTGTGATAGCACCTTTATCAGCATTTCTGTTCCAGATACCTGGTTGAGCATATACAATCAATGGATTCTTCTGCCAGTAACCAGTAAGACCACCTACACGAACTACGGTAACGATGCCTTGTTGTAGTAGATATTCTTTGGCGGTGTATGGTCCATAATACACACCGTCAGCGACACCAAATCTTGTTTCCAAGTCGGCTACGTCGGTTATTGTATTTGGAAAAAACGCTGGTCCATCAGCGAATGGAGCTACTATTGCTCCTCCAATGTTTGCTACTCCTTGAGCCAGACCGGAGAGGTCGTTTTCACGTGTGAATACACCTGGGCTTACTATATTTTGTGTTGGGGCGAATCTACCGCCTTCTTGTATTGGCATAATATTAATATCCTTTCGAAGTTATATTTAAAATATAAATATAACCGAAAAATCGAAGAACTAACTATTTATTATAACTTTAAATTTTTTGTTCTATTAATAGTTGATCTATGGTATCCATAACCATTTTTGGAGTTATTTGTTTGGTACATTCAAACTCTTCTCTCTTATCAGATTTTGGACACCACTTCCAATTTCCCTTGTCAAATAGCGAATCATTCCAACATCCTGTACACACCGAGTGGTTTTGTACTCTATAAGGAGTATCAAATTCAGTATATGGATATGAGAACCCGCTAATTAATACTACTGGTTTTTTAACTGCCCAAGCTAACCAAGACAATCCTGATGGTAAACCTATAAAAAACTCACTGTGATATATTTGATTCATACGATCAACCAGTGGTTTATCTCCTGTAAAATCTAAAGCATTGGATGGCATACTATTCATATAATCCGATCCATTTCCGAATGTTTTGTGTTTATCTATGCATATTACTTCAAATCCCTTTGATTTTATATATTCAACAACACGTTCCCATCCGCCTTTATTGTTCCAATATTTGGCTTGACACGTACTTTGTGTTGCAATTGTGACGTATCTCTTTTTTAGAGGTCTTTCTTTGATTTCAAAGTCAAGCAATGGTAATTCTGGTTCATATGGTAACCCTAAATAGTCACTTGCTATTTTTTGTAGAGGTTGTTTTCTGGGATCTGTTTTGCATCTATCATTGTTAGATCCATTTTCGTCTACATAATATCCCAGTTTATAAGTTGCAAATGCATCTGAAATAGGTTTGTTATTGTGAACAAACTTAATTGAAGGGTATTTGTTTTCAAAAATATTTTTCAAAGGTAACTTGACATAAAGATCACATTCGTGTTTTTTTCTAAACTGTTCAATTATAGGCATCCAAGCCAATTGATCGCCTAAAGAGTAACTTTCATATTCAATTACTACTTTCTTATTCTTTAAATTTAACTTATATGTTTCGACCAATTCATTAGTCTTATTATCTTTAATGTGAATTTCATAGGGAATGTAATATGTAAAATTACAACTTCCCCACCAATTATGTTTTAAATCAGTTTCATATTTAATACTATTATCGTCACCATTATAGAATGTTATGTGGAAACTTTGATCTACGTCTACTGGGTTATCCACTTCAATCTTGGCATTATCATTGAATGAATATTTAAATACCGCATTTGTTTTAATACTCTTTTCATTCTTTTTAAGATTTTCATAAACATCGATGTGTTTAATAGCAAACAATCGTTCAGTATATTGATCATATAAATCGATTAACTGGTCTACTCGGTTGGAATAGGAATTTTCCTTAGCACACTCCAAAGCTTTGGTTTGATATCGACTATAATCAGATGTGATTTGTTGTATTGCGGATTTTATTTGTTCTACATTTCGTTCAACAACAACCATACCTTTATATGATTTTTCCTCAAACGTACCTACCACAGGTAAACCACAACTCATTGCTTCTAAAAGCGTTAGATTTGGATGTCCTGCTTCCAATTCAGATGGGTGTATGAATATAGAATGGTCATTATATAAATCGATCAACGATTCTTCATTTAAATCAAATACTTTTGTCAATTTATCATACTGATTTAATTCTTCATCTAATATATCAAAGAACTTTTTATTATTAGATGGTCCAGCAATAGTAATTGGATATCCTAATTCTTTAGCCACTTTAATCGCATATGTGAATCCTTTTCTATCATATGATTGATTATTGGCATAACCATTATTTGCAACACACAACAGTTTATTTACTGGAATTTTGTTATTTTTATGTTTAAACACATCGGTATTTACCGCGTGGGAAAAATAACGTAATTTTTTACTTCCGAAATAATCAACCAAATATTTGGCAGGACAAGTGGATATTACACTATTTTCAATTGCTTGTAAATTCTCTTTATATACAGATGAATCTTTGCCATACAAATAAGCGTGATGATCGTGTAAACTAAAGATATAAGGTATGCCTCTTTTATGACATTCATTTGCCAGATTTGCTACGTGTATATGTACGATTATATCGTCTGAATATTTAATTTCATTCAAATACTTTATCTGACATTCTAATCCCTTTTTGTTTAACAGTTGATGATAATCCCAAATGATTTTTTCAACTGCACCCCATCCATTAGGCGGAATAGGCAATAACCCTAAATTAACTTGTATAATTTTCATTGTGTAATATCAATAGAACCGTTAATATCTATGTCTTCCAATCTTCTAAATGACTTTTTATAACTTCTCAATAAAATTTTATTTTGATCATATAGATTATTTTCAATTTCATAGAAATTATTGTTTTCAAACTCGTTTGCTAAATAAAAACAAACCTTTTCTGATACCGTGTAAGAATAATTGTTAACTACCTCTCCGTTCTTTTTTATTATTATCTCATTTATACGACCATCTAATTTATTATTGATGTATGTTAATACTCCAAACTTATTTATATTCTTCATCCTCAGAACCGATAGATATTCTACCATTGAGAATAAATTATTTTTACTATTGCTTAAATAAGATTCTTCGTTGTTTGTATAATCTATATGAAGATCGCTCTTATTAGATATTAGTTTATTATAATAGAATTGTTCCAATCCATTTGATATATTTTTCTTGGTAACAAATTCCATATATTCTTCTGGCGTATAGTAATCAAAATTATCCAAGAAAAATTGAGTATTAATTCCGTGAAATACTGTTTTGAATGTGTCACCTTCTAAGGCCTTATCATAAAAGAAAAATGCTTTCTTATTAATTAGAATTTCATCTACATCGTATAACTTTGAAAAATCTGATTCTGAAATGACCATATCATAATTGAAGCAAATTGCATTTTTGTATCCGATTTTATTTGCCAATGATATGCCATTGTAATAGTTTAATAATACAGCAAGACCGTGATAATTATCACAATCGGAAGGTGGAAAAAATAAATTGATCTTGGTATTATCTGTGTTGTATGTCCATCTATTATAGAAATTATGTTTTAAAATTGGATTGTTTGAGTCATATACATAATGATCAGCCGCTTTTTGCAAATCAACACTAGCAGGATAATGAGATGACAACAACACTTTATAACCAGCTTTTTTAGCTTGATTAATTGATTCCAAAGTTGTGTCTTCTACAGCTTTAAAATTGGGATGTGTTGATATGATAACCACCGTGTTTTTATTTGCAGTTTTCTTTATATTAACAATCTCTATTTCAGAATCTGAAATCATCCCCAATTGATTCTTTATGAGTTTAACATTACGATTAAAATTGGTTTCGTCTAGATACTTGATATTTTCAAATACCTTGTATCTATCAAGGTAAACAGGCAAATTGTACAATAGAGATGGTATATTATAAGATATAGCCTCTTTAATTACAATAGGTGCTGTCTCTTTATCAGTTGCGTGACCTCTGCTAGTGAACAAAAACAAATCCATACAACTGTAGAAGTTTTCTACATCTTTGCGTTCACCCCAAACTTTTACATTACTCGGTAAATTATCCAACAGAGGTTGCCAATAATTTTTGAAGTTATCAGCCATATTACCCAGACAATGAAATTGAATATGTTCTTTTTCCATTGCACGAGCATATTCTATAAATTCTTTTTGGTTTTTTCTAGGAGTAAACAATCCAACGTGTAATACGTGTTTTTTACTTTCATCCAATCCCAAAAATTTCAATCCTTCAGATCTATCTTTTCTACACTTCACAGAAATTGGATATTCAATAACTGTAGTATTTATGCCTAAAGATTCGACGTTTTGTTTCTGATAATTACTTACGAATGTAAATTTATCTGGAAAAACACGCTTTCTTCTTGGATCAAAACTACTATCGTGCGAAGTTTCCACAATTAGATATTCTCGGTCTTTATTATAGAGTTTAGTAGCCAAGTTAACATCCATAAAGTATTCTGGCATTTCCTCCAAATGAATAATGTCAGGTTTTATATTGTCAACTAACTTTAGTAACTCAAATTTATTTGATGATAATGTGTAAAACCTCTTACCGCAAATTTTCTGAAGCTGCTTTCTTTGAACAACTAAAACTCCACCAGTAATATCATCATATTCTACACAATATATTTCATAATCATTAATTAACGATTGTATTTTTTTCAATAAAAATTGAGGTAGTCCTCCAGTAGAAAGATGTGGAGCTATAAACAATATTTTTTTCATAATTTACTTATTTAAGTATACGGTGTTCATATGTGATAGATTATGATCCAAGGCATTATCTTTGTGACTTAACTTGTATCCTAAATTCTTAAATCTATCAATTATTTTAAGTAGATTTACGCCGTCATTGCAATGAAATTCAAAGAATATACTTCTAACATTTTTGAAGAAATTGTCACTTGTATTTTCAAAAAACTCATATTCAGCTCCTTCTATATCAATTTTTAAATAAGTTGGCAATTCCAAATTATTATCTATTACAAACTTTTCTAAATTAATAGCATCAACTTCAAATTCACCTTCGTTTCTAATTCTGGAAGCAACTGTAGATTCTGTGGTACCAAATCTTACTTTTTTAAATTCACTTGAAATCGCATTATTAAACACTTTTGTGTTTTTACCATATCTGTTCAAATTATCGTTAAGATACTGTGAGAGTTCTGGATGTGGTTCAAATGCATATATTTGTTTGATATCAAAATTAGAACACGCAATAGAAAACGCACCAATATTAGCTCCCAGATCATAAACAACATCTCCATCTTTGATATTAAAATTTGATGTAAAATAATCATCGTAGAAAAATGTATGGTAAGATGGATAGGTTGTATCACCTTGTTTAGATTTTAAATCCAAACATCTAAATTTTTTAGTACCGTGATAATTTTTACTGAATAATAATGTATTGTCTACATCGTGTATTTCTATGCAAATGCCAGGATGATTTTTATTTAAAATTTCTTTTATATAAAAAATGTTATAATTATAGGTCCACATATCATGCCCCACTGTACAGTGGTGATACATAATATGTGAAATAAGATTGGAATCTAAACTTCGTATTGTTATTATAAACTCATAATTAACCGATGAATCATTGATGGTTTTAAACACACCTTCATCCGTAATAATAATTGTTAATTTTCCAAACTTTTCCAAATAGATATCGTCGATAATAGGCATATTAAATATATACTACCTTACTAAAGCCATTCTCTTTTTTTATTTCCACTTGGTTATCAACCATATCACGCATTTGATCCAAATGACTGATCACCCAGATAAAATCAAATTGATGTTTCAAATAATTAAACAAAGCTCCCATTTGACCCAAATGATCACTATCAGCACAACCAAATCCTTCATCAATACAAATAATATTTGGTCTTGGTAGATTACTAATATTAATCAACGAAACTCTGATAGCAAGTCCACTTACGAATTTTTCCATTCCACTTGCCATTTCAAGTGGCCAACGTTTGTCTTCGTAAACGATATTGGTCATAATGTTTTTTCCATCAGTTTGAAGAGTAACTGTAAAATCTACTAACTGTTGAAGAATATTATTAACTTCCTTTTCAATCTCAGGAAGAGTCTTGGTTATAATTTCATATGGAATTCCATCACGGCTAACTACATTTGTATAATGTTTGTAAGCTTCATAACTCGACTCTAATTCTTTTACCTTTTGCAATTGTTCAGTAACAGTTTTATACTGAACTTCTAACTTTCCTTTTTCAGTTAATGAGGAAAAAAGCTTGGAATTAATAGATTTAATATTAACGTCGATAGATTTAATCAAATCTTTCTGAGTGTTGATGTCAGACATCAACTTGTTATTATTCTCAATAATATCTTTATTTGTATAAAAAGTTGAAATGTTATCTGTTACAGTCTTAAGTTTGGTTTGAATCTTAATAAGATCATTTTCCAACTTAAGAATGGTATTTGAAATAACACTCTTGCTTTTTTCAAAAGCAACTTTATCGTTATTTACTTTTTGACAACGTTTGAATTTTGTTTCAATGTCGCCATAACTCTCCAAAGATGACTTTATTGTATTATACTCATCTACAATAACCTTGCTTTTGATTTTATCATTCTCCAATTCAGCTTTGACTTTTATTGCATCTTTTACGAATACATTGTTTACGCAATATGAACAGTTAGGATCATATTTGTGATCTTCCAACTTTTTCAATTTGTCCATTTTATTTTTCACAACAAGCTTAAGATTATTTAATTCATTGGTCTTGTTATCAAAATTTTGTTTGGCAACTTTATAAAGATCATAATCACGATCAATATTTTCGCAGTCTGATATGGATGAAGACAGATTGGTAATATTTGTTTCTACATCAATTAGTTTATCTTTTTGAAGTTTAATATTAAGATTGGTTTCATTAATCTGACCTTCAAGTTCAATTTTGTTACTTTCCAATTTAACAATATCAAAATCAAAACTTACAGTCTTAGTAATTTTATTGGATAATTCTAATAAGAGATTGTTATAAGAATCCTTTAACAATTCTTGATTTTTTACTTCTTCGTTAAACTCTTGAATCTTGGAATTAGTATAGTCTATACTGCCAGATACAGTTTCCAACTCTTGAATAAGTTGATCTTTACTTATATTCTTTAATAAAGTATTTGTTTCTTTAAACTTATCATTTGCGATAGTATATAATTGATCAAATACATCCAATCCCATAAACTGACACAATAAATCTTTTCTCTCAGTCTGTCCAAGATCAATAAAAGACCCAGCTTTACTGTTTTGTACACTTAAAACAGTAAGAATAAAATCTTCATATGTACCAACGTAGTCGCGAATAATATCGTTTGTGCTTCTACGAGCTTCTCCGTTCAATGGAACTTCTTTGTCATTTTCTTTTTTGTAGAATTTGACTTCAACTTTGACATTGCCTTTCTTGTCTGCTTTACCTTCACGCTCAATAAAATAATCAACTCCATTTACCTCAAAATTAAACTTACAACGAAAGCTCATTTTTTGAGTATTAAGCACGTGTGATGCTTTGTAACCCTTACTGAACTTATCAAAAACACAGAATGCAAGCGCATCCATAATGCTTGATTTACCACTAGCATTTGGTGCAAAAAGTCCGATAGTGCCGTTTAGTTTAGCAAAATCTATTATATTGCCTTCGCCATAACTAAACATATTGTCGAATTCAAATTTCTTTGGTTTCCAACGAATATTCTTTGGAGCTTTATCTTTTGGTATTTCTTTATTAATGGTCTTATTTAGATCCTTGACCATTTCTATTAGATTCTTATCTACATTTTTTGATAACAATGTGTCTTCTACCAATTTGTTTTGGTAGTCAACATCAAAAATGTTATGTACATCAAACACTTTTCCAGAGTTCAAAATTGTATCTTTTGATACATCGTCGGCACGAACATAGGTGGTTTCGATTAACGTAGATTTGGTTTTGATGTCATTTAAAATCTCCTTTACTTGTGAAGGAATGGACTCACGACAGATAACACGTAGTGTGGATTTCTTTGGGATGTTAGAAATATCCGTAATCAACTGACCCTTGTCAACTTCCACCGTATAATACCCATATTCATTTACTAGTTCGTAGTGTTTGAATAATTTACGTTTCAAGTCCCACATAATGAAACCGTGGCCTTTAAGCTCCTCACCGTGGTTTTGTTGAATCATCGATCCCGCATATACAACAACTGGCAAAGATTCATTGTCATCATATTCTTGTAGAATTTGATGTTTGTGAATATCACCAAGCATAGCAATGTGATGTCCATCAAAAGTTTCATTGGTTACAGATCGGCTACTAACAGTGTACCCAACATCAGTAACAGCATTATATACTGGTCCGTGAAACAAAGCAATGTGATGGTCTGTTTCATCACGATATTTCGATGGGATATTTTCGTACTTAATGTATTTTTCAGGGACATCCCAATCAAAAACACTAAAGTTATTAAACAAAATATTTTCATATCTATAAACATCTGTATTTCTGAGATAAAATAGATTAGGGTGATTCAAAGCATCCACAATTGGTGTAATACAATCTAATCTAGATTTATTAGCCAATGTAGCATCGTGATTGCCAGCCGTTAAAATAACAGGAACTCTATCTGCGCAATTTTTTAGAAAATCACTTCCAATTTTAACACATTCAGGACTTAAATCGGATTTATTATGAAACAAATCACCGGCTATAACCAAGATAGCATCCAGTGTTTTTGCTTTATCAAGGGCTTTATAAAGCTTTTCAAAAACCAAAGTATATTCGTCATGACGTTTTGTTAAACGAATATGAATATCCGCAATATGCACCACCGAATTAATTTTTTTATCTGTATTTTTTAATACAATCATAATTTAACTGTTAATTTTAACTTATACAACAAGCTTTCATCCATTCTAACACAACTATCTATGGTTTGCCAAGTTTTTTTATGACCCAATTCATTTGGATCTTTGCCGTCAAGTCTTACCAAATATGTAGTTATATCATTTGCAATTAAAAATTCACAAATTTTCAAACTTGATGCCAATGCATCGTTGTCCAACAAAACATTTACTCTGGGTGGTTTGTTTTCTACCAATTTTAGTTTGAGTGATTTAGATAAAGTTTTGCCAAACAAAGGAATAACATTATACTTTACAGACATAGCATCAAACACACCTTCTACCAAAGTTACTGGTTGATTAAAATCTGTATATAGTTCAAATCCTATAATATCTTTGCTACCATCACACAATCTATATTTAAGATATCCGTCGTAAAACGATCTACCACAGTAAAAGTTGAGCTTTCCTTGACAATCATATGACGGCACAATGATTCTATTGATAAAATTTCCACTGGTACAATACCCAATGTTATATCTAACTATATCTAAAGTAGATATATTACGGTTTAAACAGTAACTCAATGCGTGTTTATACTCAATATCATTATTTGGTTTACACAAAGGTTTAAACTCTTCAGGCAAACTTAATATCTTTTTTTCTTCTTTTACTACAACATTGGTTCGTTTGGGTCCATCTTTACACAGAATGTCATAATATTCTTTAGGAGCCTTTATCTTTTTTAATAGACTATGAAAACTTTTGCCACTAAACCCACATACCCAACATTGGTAAAATCCAGTTTTTGTATTGATGTTTAACTTACGTTTGTGATGACTGCAACTGGGACAAAAAACAAGAATTTCTTCACCGCCTTTTTGGATGTGAATTTTTTGCTTAAATAATCTTGATAATGTGTCAACTACAGTCATTTAGATTAGTATAACACCTAAATTTGAAATCACAACTTTTTATATAATGAGCAGACTATACCATCGTACATATCACCGTTTCTTTCGTCCCAATTACCTTTTTTATTAAGAACCGCAAACTTAACTACATCTGGACAAAGTGATTCTAATTCTGATTTTACAAAATCTTTGGATTTTACACCTTTAATTCTACATTTGCCAAACAACTGTTTGCGCATAGTGTTAACTGATAATAACTCTACCTTGACCTTGAAGTGTTCTTCAATAATATATGCAAAGACAGCATTATGTCTGGCTAATGTAATGATGACTTGTTGACTGGTAAATCCACCCGCAAATCCGCTTAAAGCGGCTTCTAAGTTAATAGTAGCGACATCTTTGATTAAAGGATTTTTTTCCAATTCTGATATAACAAAAAAGGTTTTTTCTTTAGTAGTTTCGAGTTTTTTTGTGTCAATATAACCAGCGTCCAAGACTTTTCCGTCTCTACTAAACGCCCAACCTGTAACTGATGTGGATGAATCTAAACCTAATATAACCATTTAAAATACATATCAACGAAAATATCGTTTCGTATTAAATCCTGGCAAAGTGTCGGAGTAATTCAACGCTTCTGTATTAAAATTTGCTTCTTGATTGTCGATTGATGTAAGAAATCCTGGATTAACTGTATATTTGCGAGATTTTTGTGAATAACCCATTTCTCCTTGTAGTCCATCTAACATAGTACCTCCAGGTATAAATCTTGTAGCTTTATATGCATTAAACGCACCGCCAGCTTTTTGTTTGGCTAGAAATCTAGCTTCTAAGCTTGTCTTTAATGATTCACGGTCTATTACTTTTGCGTCTGGTGATGTTGCCATATGTTTGTTCTATTTTATAATAAATATAATTAAGTGTCCCATTTAACAGAAATATTTATTGGAATTTCCCCAGTATTTTTAATTGGTTGTGCCAATTTAGCAACCGCAACCAAATCACATCCACTATACAATCCCACAGTTGTTATGTACGGTGCCAAATAAGATCCAGTTGGATCTATAGAAGAACTATATTGATACTTGAAAAAGTCTTGTTTTACGTAATTTTTAATTGACTTGCCTGTTTGATTATCTAAAAATCTAATAATGTCGTCGTAATTATTACGATTGCTTAGTGTATTCAAAAAAGACTTGTAGTTTGTGAAATTCAACTTATTGATGAAATATTTCCACATCATTTTACCATCGTAAATGTCTACTTTTCCATCGTTATCAACGTCTAGATTTTTCTCAGCCAATATGTTTTTCAATTCAGGAGTTAACAAATTGGTATTATAGTTTAAATATGATGATGTATAAAATCCAAAAATATTTTGTTCAACGTCATTTGAAATCATATTTAAATACCATTTTTCAGAACCTGGTGACACATTTTTGTAGTTTATATATCTTAAAATTATATCCAAATTTTCAAAGTTAAAATTGCTCTTATTAATTACACAATAATTTATAAGCGATGAAGTTGTAGCAGTTGGATTCGTTGATATATTAAACTCTCCTGGCAATATAGTACACACATATTGTTTTTCGTAAGTGGTTATGAGTGTCTTATAATCCATATACAACGATGAATAATCTGGATCTATAGGATCTCTTGTCAACAAATTCAAAACGCTACCTGTATTGTTAATTACCAAACTATTATTGTTATAAAATATATTGCCTACAGGATAATTTGTTTTCAAATCTAAGCTGTCATAAATATAAGCTTTACCAACGATGTCTGAATATGAATCAGATTCCATTTGTAGTGCAATTTTTGTAACGACACTGCCACTTCCATATACTGTATCCTCTATTTGAAAATATACAACATCGGATGTTTCAGTGCAATTTTCTGGGCTGAATGAAGATGTATTTACATAACTAGGATCATCATAACTTCCAGACTCAGTTATTAAAGGAACACTTAAATACAAATCTTCATTTAGTGGAATAGGAGACCCCACCACTAAATTAGGATCTGATAAAGCAACGGAGTATCCAAAAGCACTAAATGGTTTATTGTACTCTTTTCTTTTAGCAATTGGATCTGTAGTAATTTGAGTTACGATTGAATTACTTACATTATAATACAAACATTGTCCACAATAACTTGATTCACCGTAATCATTTACATCATAAAACTTATCATAGTATTTGATTGAGCTAGATATATAAAGAGAACTGAATGGAAAATATGGTTTGGGAGATCCAATCAATACTTTATTATTGTGTGTAGAAACTGAATAACCCATCATATTATCTTTGAAGGTTATTTCATCACCATAAATCTTTTTAATAAACAAATATTGATTTGATCCTGTTGGACACAAACCATTTTCGTAAATATAAGTTGCACCTCTTTGTCTTAAAACATTAGATCCTGAATATTCGTAGTATAAAAGATCATTTGGTGATCCTATTGCTAATACGTTTTTATGTAAAGATACAGAATATCCGAATCTGTTATTTTTCTGTGCAGCAGATAAACTTCCTGAAGGATATAAATCAAATTCAAATCCTTCCAACTTTAAGTATTCAGATCCTGTTATGTTTTGAAACCTTTGTGAAATTCTCCATCCACCTGATCCAGATGTGAATAAAAACACTTTACTAGCTGACACTTGATTACATCCGACCACCAATTTATCTTCAGCATATTTGTCTATACAAACACTAAATCCAAATGAAGATTGATATGGATCAGATACAACACTGCTGCTTAGTTTTTGTACCAAATTATAACTGTTGTTTACATTCTTAAAAACATAAACACATCCTCGGCCGTTATTATAACCTGGAGCACCAACCGCTAAATAATTATTTGATATACTGACTGATTTACCAAACTGTATATTGCTTGACGATGTTAAATAAGCGATAGGCGTTGAACTTATTTCGTATGTACTTGTAGATTCTTTTGTATATTCTGTGGATTTTGACTGGATGCTTCCACTTTCATATACATAGTTGGGATCTATTTCGTATATGTTTACTTGGTTTTGAGTAAAAAAGTTTCTGTTGTCTATACTCTGTGTAAAAGAAACATCGCTTGCTGCTAGAAAATAATCACATACATCAAGTGCTTCGCCGTATTTGCTTTGATAAACAAACTTTGTGGAGTTTTCAATTGTTAAATAACTACAAGATGCATCTGTATTTGGCAAACTACCACTATTAGCAATTAAAGAACTTGTATTAACTGTACTGCTACTTTGTTCGGTGTAATATGGTGTTAGTAAATTTTCATTTTCATTAAACAAAGTTTTTATTACTTCATAATTTGATTGAAACTGATTTTTACGAATCAAAAATATTTGTCCTCTACGAGAAAATCCTTCCGCATATTGCCAATTTTTAGTTGGTGGATTTCCTATTGCTATTATGTTACCATTCGTAGCAACAGAGGTACCATATCTTTCGTTATATATGTTAATTAAACTCATACTATGTATTCAATAAATAATAACCCAAACCATAAGTACCACGGTTTTCTACAGTATCTTTACTCCCAGTCGTAAATTCATAACTATTAATGTAATAAGTACCGCCTAGTATTAAGTTGTGATTTCCGTCATCTTCTATATTTGAAACTATATCGCCGGATTGATTGTATATTACCACAGAATTTCTTTTTATGCCATCGCCTGTCTGAGAAACAGACAATTTATATAAAGAAAAATCATTTGTCAAATCTAGTTTAGTTCTTTGATTGTCGTAATCATCAAATCCAAAGATATTATAACTGTTATTATAGTCGTTATAATACATCTTATCTACGGTATTATAAACCTGACCTTTATACGTACCATTAACATTTACAGGATTGACAACAGGATTCCATTTAGCACTTGAAGATGGATAGAAAACAGAACTGGAATTTACATATTTACCCACTGAAAAATCTATCTGGGAAGCTTCTTCAAATTGAGTCATCGCTAAATATATATCATCAAAATAAACACCTTCACAACTTC